GACAAAACAACAAAAAGACAAGCGCCAACTGAACACCGCAAGGAACGTGGACGCGCATAGACCGCGCTAAGGGGACTGCATACAGATACCGCCTTGTTAACCGAAACTGTCTCGCGAGCCCTGAAAAATGGGCGGGCAGGAACGCTTGAGATAAAGCGTGATAGGATGGACAACGGAAGTTACCGCATGACTGGGAGCGGGAGCTTGTCAAAAAAACTCTTGATAGACTCGAAAACTTATGTTATTATAAGTACAGCGAAAGACGAAAGGAGACCCCCGAAACAAATGAATAAAGACGCCAAGCGCGACACAGTTTTAGCAGTCCTTGCAATCCTGATTTTTATTGCAGTTGCAGTGCTGGAAGCGATTCTTTAAAGATCTGAAGGGTTTTCCTTAAAAAAGCCCTATCCCATCAAAATTTTTATTAAAAGGAGAAAAACAACATGAAAATTTATTCTGAAGAATCCCTCAACGATTTTGAATTCTGGAGTGGTGCATGTGATACGGTAAAGTATCTGACTCATGACGAAATTGAGCAGATTGAACAGGAGCTTGAAGAGCTTTACCCCGACGGCATGGACAAAACAGAGGTAAACGACTTCTTTTGGTTTGAAGACGACACTATCGCAGAATGGCTTGGCTATGATTCTTTCGAGGACATTATGAACCGCGATAAAGAATAACCACGCACGGCTTTCTGGAGCATTTGAGCCTTATCAAGTGCTGCCCCATTAAAATTTTTAATAAAGGAGATTAAATAAAATGAAGAAACTTTTAATTGCTCTCGCGCTTGTATTCCAGCTCTCGCAGCCTGTCGCCGTGTCGCATAGTGTCGACATTGAGCGCGTATATGACGCGGAGCATGATATCATGGTCATGACAGTGATTGACGACAACGGCGAGGCGTGGACGTTCGAGGACGTGGACACGGCAGAACAGAACACCGTGTATATCGTCTATAACCCTCATACTATGGAAGTTGTCAAAATGTTTATCGACGTTCAGTTATAAGGAGGGTAACCATGAACAAAATTTATCTCGAATGCCTTGTAAATGGCAAATTTTGCCAAGAATCTTTTACGTCATGGCAAGATTATTTTGCGGCGACGTTTTCGCCGGACGTTGAAATTTTGAGGATTGTTGTGCGATGATACGCATCCACCATATAAGCCCGTAGAATGGCCGCTACGGGCTTTCCCCTGTTTATACCCGTTGCGCCTTGTGTGCGCTTGTAGGGCCTCCTATGGCCGTTTATAGGGCTTTTGTAACTTGCCTTGCCCGTCTACCTTGAGCAATGGGCTTTTCTCCATGCCCTGCACTTTACCACGGCAACATGACAACATTCGCAAGTGGCGTGAATATTCACACGAGCATTCACTTTACCACGGAACATAATAGCATGACAACACGGCAAAACCTATCAACTTGGTGGGTTGATTTTCGGCAACAACATCGTTTCGCGCGCGCGTCAATTACGGGTCGTTTGCTTTTCGCCGCCATATACCTATCGACATAATAGGTTTGTGGTGGCAACTTGACCTGTCCAACCTGCCTCACGTTACGCCTCGCACGTTTTTCGCCCGCGAGATGTATGTAATATATGCTGGCGGTCAACGTGGCTTATAGCGGCATTTTATTGACTTGGCGGCATGGTTTGTCTTTTGGCTTATATCCACATAAGGTTCGACCCAAATAAAATTCATGCTTGACAAGTACATATAGCCATGCTATACTTGCATTAAGCGATAGAAGAGGAAAGCACATATCGGCGCAGCTCTCAACAGATTGATAGATGTACACGAAACCAAAGCTAAATGCGTGTAGAATCTACATAAACAATCAACAAATCAATGCCAATTTTCAACGTTATGGTTCAATATGTATATGAATGTACCTAAGACAATCACATCGCAAATTGATTTAATTTTAGTTGTTATTTATTTAAGCAATCTAAATTGGTTGCGTTTGCTTATCAATCATCTTGCGATTGATGTTACGACTGCATGGATGTAATGAGCCAAAAAATGAAAATCGAATCGCCGATTTGAAAAACAGAAAACGATTTTTCTCGTCCACAAAATCAAAATTGAAAATTTGAATTTAAGAAATGAGGAATGGAATTTGAATGTAAAGATTTTAATGCCGGATGTGAATCCGAAATCGTTCATTGATGATTACCTTCACAAAATGGGAATTGAATATCCGCAATCTTATATGAATGTAACGCGATGTCATCTGGAAGAACCAAACCGATATGTAAATATTGACGAGGCAACCAAACGGCTGAAAGAGGCTATTAAGGGCAAACAGAATGTTGGAATCATTCAGGATTGTGATGTTGATGGTTTATGCTCGGCGGTCATTGCTTATCAATTTCTGAAATCGAATGGTATAGATCCGATTGTATTTTTCCATTCAGGCAAGCAACATGGTATCAATGACCTGATGCCGGAAATTCTAAATGCAAATTTAGATTTGCTTATCGTGCCTGATGCTGGAACGAATGATGTTGATGCTTGCCGTGAGCTTAGAGAAAACGGCATTGATGTCATCATAGCTGACCATCATGAAATTGAGAATAAAAATCAATTTGCCATTGTGGTCAACTGTATGCAAGGCGATACAAACCATGCGGCAAGTGGAACAACGGTCGTCTCGAAAATTGTTGACCGATATAGCGAGCGGTATCTTGGCGGTCGGCGTTTTAATTTTGAGGACTTAGTGGCGTTGAGCTTGCTGAGCGACAGCCGGTCGATGTTGAACATCGAGAATCGTGCGTATTTGAATTTAGGATTTGGAGGAATGAAGAATGATTGAGAAATTACTAGATGATATCCGAGCAACTTTCGTAATCAATGATAAGCATTGCCACATAAAACAATACGACGGAGACAGCAAATGGTCGTATATGTGTTATCCAAAAGAGTTTATCGACAAAATCAATGAGTTAGTAGACGCTGTGAACGGAATAAAGGAATGTGAAAGATGACAAACCAATTTCTTAATTTTCTCATTGCCAAGAAACTCGGTAAGCAACCTCTCACACCACATAACCTGAGTTTCAGCTTAATTCCATATCTCAACGCAGTTCAGCGCGGAAATGACCAAGACGCAAAACGCAACTTGTTTATCGCGTTTGCTGGCGACAAGTCGAGCCAAGATGCGGCATACAAGCAGATGAACGCGGCATACAGAATCCAAAAGGAAACCATGACGCGTATGGTTGATGAGCTGAGCAAGCAAGCAGATGGTCAAGTTGAGCGCGGCGACAAGGTTCTGTTTGTCCGTATGGCTGAACAGGACAAAGAATATGGTGGGCTTGCGGCTAATAAATTGAAATCCAAGTATGGCTTACCTGTGGTCTGTCTGCGCGAAGCTGATGCGCGTAACTGGTCTGGCTCTGTGAGATCGGATTGCAATAGCCTTGACATGATGAACGCAACCGGCATGGCTAAATGTCAAGGCCATCAGAGCGCGCATGGTATCTTAATTCGTAAAGCCGCGTTTGAAGATTTTCGTGCATGGGCAAATCAGCAGGATTGGAACGTGGGAGTCAAGACCGTAGCTGCGGATATTGAGCCTGACGACATTACTCTTGAGCTTTGCGAAACCATTGAGCAAGCGGCATTGCTTTGGGCGAATGATTTGCCTACACCGACGTTTCATTGCAAGTTTGAAATTCCTGTTGGCATCAATGTGCTATGCGGTAAAGCGGGAAACTGCTTTAGATACACGCCGTTTATCAAGTTTGGTTGCAATGAGCGAGAGATTGAGCAACTGAATCCAAATGCCAAGCGAACCATCGAGGCGATTGTCGAGCTTAGTGTCAATGAATGGGCTGGCGTTCGCTACCCTCAAGCGTGTATTGTGGATTGGGAAATTGGCGTTGAGCAACCTCAAGAAGAAATTTTTGATTTTGATTCGATATTTTCTACTTGACAAGCGCGATGGTATATGCTATATTCTAACCATCAACTAAAGCAAAGGAGAAAATCAGAATGAACAAGAATCCCTGTTGGAAATGCGGCAATCGTTGCGTAGGTTGCCATGGCTCATGTGCGGTGTACAAGACATGGCGAGAAGGTCATGATATCGAGAAAGACAATACGGAATTAAGCAAGCGTGGCGCAAATGATTATATTGCAGCTCGCGGTTGGCTTCAATTTACTAAGACGGCAAAGTGGGGCGTGTGATGATGAGATGCGAAAGAATCGTGGTGGGCGCTATTGGCGTCCTAACCATTACAAGCATCGGCATTGGCTGTCGTGCGTATATGCTCAAGCCTGAGCCGCATGACGTAGCTGTTGACCGCATGACGACAATGCCTGAAGAAATTTGGAAGCCTGAGTATGATATTCCGGCAACAGAGTATGCGTACATCACGGACGAACAGATTGCTGAAATTGAGGCGCAGGAGGCTCAGAGCATTGAGGATGCTTTGATTGCATCGGCAACCAGAATCGACAATGTGACCGTCACACATTATTGCATCTGCCAAAAGTGTTGCGGCAAATCACCTGACCACCCTGCTTATGGTATTACGGCATCTGGTCGATATGCCACGCCTTACGTATCGGTTGCTGTTGACCCGTCTGTGATTCCGCTTGGCTCTGATGTGCTTGTGGACTATGGCGACGGCGTGATTGAATACTATCGCGCGGACGATACTGGTTCAGGGGTAGGCGGTAAGCATATCGACCTTTGTGTTTCTGACCATCAAGAGGCGAGGAATCTTGGCGTAAGAACGGCAACGGTCTATGTTGTGCCACCCGAGAATTGAAAGGAGGAACGTCATGCAGGAAACTTGCGTTGAATTTGTCAAAGGCGAACCAACGCTATCATGGTATAGCTCGGACAGCAAATGGATTACGCGTATGGTGCAGCTCGCCAATGAGCGCCCTGATGAGGTTAAGATTGTTTATAAGGACGAAGATGGGTTGATGGTGCATTGTCCAGCATCGTGGTTCAAGCCGCCTAAGCCGCCTATTAAGCGCGATTTGACGCCTGAACAGCGGGCAGAACTTGCCGAGCGCATGAAGCAAGCAAGAGAATCCAGATAACTTATCAGGATTTTGATTGTAATTTGCAACGACAGGTTGAATCTGGTATGATTTGATATGTAAAATTTACTTATCAAATCCGCTCACATTTTCTGATAAGTTGTGTGTGAAAAATATTTCAGAAAATTTTGAAAAAGGTATTGACGACATGGCGGCGAGGCTACGGTATAATACATGATGTCAGGAGGCAAGACCTGACGAGCAGTAAATCCACATACACACTGCAAAACTTCGGGAAACTCGAATGGCTGGTGAGAGGATAAATAACCCAGCCACCAAAATGGCAAGATAATCTCCTAACGGCTTACGAGGGGGAACGTTTAGTGGTCTTGTCCTTAGAGTTGTAATCTCTATGAATCGTCAAGAAAGCCCCGATGGTTGGTATGGGCGACGCTTAGTGGCGAAAAGATATCAGGCATCAATCATCTGGATGTAGTTCAGTTGGCAGAACGCCGCATTTGGGATGCGGAGGCCGTGAGTTCAAGTCTCACCATTCAGACCAGCCACCGATTGGGGTTCTCGCGCAGAATTTATGTGCGAATGCTGCATAAAGCTAATCCGGTTTACCCGAACTGGAGAAAGAGAACGAGGCCGATGCCAAGCTGAAAGTCGGATTAAGCGAGGCGAAAGTCCAGCGGAACAGAGTGACCGTTGGCAACCAAATCAAACGCTCGCCGAGGATAGAAGTGGATATGTGGAGGGTGCTACTGGCCATAGCGTGTAGGCGGTGTTTGATTTTATGGGGCAGAAGGTTCAGGATGGTGAAACTCCATCGTCACCAGTTCGATTCTGGTAAGCCCCACCATGCCGTATGATTCGGCAAGTGTTCATGTTGTGGCTCTCCTTTCAAGCATAGTGCTGGGCATCACTCAAAACTGCCCGTTGGGATATAGCGCAGTGGTGAAGTGGTGAACATCGTAGACTTTGACTCTACTACTCGTTGGTTCGAATCCAACCTGCGCTGCCACAGCCCATAAGGGCCTTCATGATAACCTCCTATTTAAGTGATGCGGCATAGCCGAAGCAGCTCTATGGGTCTAAACAACCTGTAGAGCTGTTGCCGCATTTTCTTTGAAATTTGTGCTTGACAACCACATTATTCTATGGTAATATAGCATCAGAAAACAAAAGGAGGAACATAAAATGATTAAGGCTTATGTGGATTATATGGTTGGCGAGCAAAAGTCCAGCAACACTATCGCGGCATATAGTAAGGACGTCCAGCAGATGCTTGATTGCATTGAAAAGCCCGAAGCCAGTATCACCTATGCCGACCTCCTGAGTTGGAAGTCCAGCATTAGTGGCATGGCATCGGCAAGCGTGAATCGTAAGATTGTTGCGGTCAGCGGCTATTTCAAGTTCCTGCACGATGTTGAAATAATCAAGTCGAATCCTGCGGCTAATCTCAAAAGCGTTAAGGTTCACAATAAGGAAAAGTTGCCGATGAGCCGCGAGGACATTGCTAAGATGCTCAACGCTTGCTCAAGCAACCGGCAGAAGGCAATGCTGTACACGCTCGGCACAACTGGTCTGCGTGTGAGCGAGCTTACAGGGCTTGGCTACAAGCAGTATCGTGACCGTATTGGCAATCAGATCGTTATCACTGGTAAGGGAAACAAGCAGCGCGTGGTGTTCCTGAATCCTGAAACGGTTGAGGCCATCAACCTCTACGTTCGCACTGAGCGCAAAGCAAATCGCTGGGCGGCTGGCTGTGATTACTTGTTTGCAAGTTCTCAGGGCGGCAAGGTTGATGCTAACAACTTTGATAAGACGCTCAAGGCTCTGGCTCGTAAAGCTGGAATCAAGAACGCCGATGAGGTCAGCGCTCATACATTCCGTCACAGCTTTGCTTGCATCCTGAGCGAGAATGGCACGAGCATGGACGTGATTCGAGATTTGCTTGGTCATTCCTCTCTGGCTGTTACGTCCAGATATTTGAACCAGAACGTTAATCGTATGCGTAAAGCTACGACGGCTATCAGTTTTTGAATGGCTTAATGCTGTTTGAATAAAATCTAAAATTGTAAAGGAGAAACCAAGATGTTTTATTACAAGCAGGAAACGAACTACGAAGCGCCTAAGTGGATGGAGGGTGAGTATACCCTCAAGGTTCATGGTTGTAAGATTACCATTGAGCGTCTGAGCCATGATGATGACGTCCCCGCCAAGAGCCACGCAACTTGCCATAAGGACGACCAGTTTGATATTGGCGAGGGGACAAAGGTTGCTCTGGATAGACTTAAAGAGAAGAAGGAAGGGTCGAAGTTTAAGATTGGCGATGAGGTTGAAATTGTAAATGCCGGAGATTCGTATCAATCGCTTTGCAGTGTTGACCCCAAGTTTGCGACTCGTTATCGTTATGGCTGTGTACCTTATAATAAGGATAGAGGAATGATTGTCGGATGGTGCGACAACGGCAATAGAATTGCTTATGTCGAAATTTGCAATGGACAATATCTCGGAAATCCCGAGTACACCAACGTTCCTTGCGACGACGGTGTTTATGCTATGGGAATCAGCGCTCTCAAGAAGGTGTAATTATGGAAGATTATCCAGAGAGCGTCATTAACGCTGTTGAGCGAGAGCATTATTATCAAGAGGAAGAGATTGCTGAAACTCTGGAAGCAATTCTCAACGAGATGCAAGAGCTTAGGGACGCTTGCCGCAAATGGCTGGTTGAGCACGACCGATGTATCTACTGCGGCTCAAAATTACAGGTGGTTCGCGGTAAAGAATATCATCCAGAGGTTGACGCATATGAGCCATATTGTGAGAAATATTGCCAAATTTGCGACTTAGGAGGCTAAAATGGACGAAAAAGATAAGGAATTTGAGAAAGAGCTTAGAGAGAAAATCGAATCTTTTGGCAAGCAGCAATTCATGTTTGGTATGCTTGCTGGCAATCGAGCCGCTATGGAAATCATGTGGCAACAATCCAAAGACATGACGAGCGCAAAGAAAATCAAGAAGCTCATCAAGGATAAGCTTGATACGGCGACCAAAGCCGCCGATATGAAGGCAAAGGAGATGCAGAATGAAGCATAAAGATTCGCTTATGCCTGTATATTTATTTGCTGGTGGCGTCCTGTTCTATACCATCGCCATGCCTTGTCTGGATAGCTTGAGTTGCGTAGTTCAGTCGGCTTGCAACCGTTTGGTAGCAAAATGGCAGATGGATTTGAACGAAGCTCAAGCCGAAAACGATGCGGCAGTTGAGGTTATCCAGCCAGCCAACCAGCAGAACACGAACGCCATTGGTTTTGACCTTGGCTACACGGGGAGTGATGACGATGACTGGTGTGACAAGCGGTAAGCAGCTCTGGAATATTGTATGCACGAGATGTCAGTATCAGAGGCAATGTGATGAGCGTTGCTGTGGGCAGAGTGGCTACCAACGCGTTAAGGACGCTGTAACGCAATACTATACGAGTCGCAAAGATTGTCCGCTGTGGATTGCATTTGAATCAGATAGGAGAAGCAAGGATGGCAAACAAGAAGAAGATTGTGAATGACGTGAACGAGTTTGGCGCACCGCCCGAGGATATGTTCTTTGGGCTGACGCTAAACGAAGGCCAACAGGTGTTCCGCGATGCTATCATGTCGGCAGACAAGCAAGTGGTGATTGCGAACGCCGTTGCTGGTTCTGGTAAAACCTTGATCGCTACAGCATGTGCGCGTATGCTTCAGGCGTATCACGGCTATGATGGCGTGGTTTATGTGTTCAGCGCGAATCAGGAACAGGCGTTGGGTTATCGCCCCGGTACGACCGAGGAGAAGATTGGAGACTATCTCCAGCCTCTTGAGGATGCGCTCATCAAGCTGAATGAAGAGCCAGATAAGGCCATCAGCTCAACGGACACAATCAAGATGGGAACGGCATGGATTGATGCTCGTCCATCGACATTCCTTCGTGGTGTGAACTTCAATCATAAGGTTGTCATCATCGACGAGTGCCAGAACTTCACCGTGCCTGAAATCAAGAAGGTCATCAGCCGATGCGATGATGCTTGTAAGGTTATCCTGATTGGTTGTTCGGCGCAGATTGATATTGGCGCAGATCGTTCGTGCTTTGAGCGGTTGATTCAATACCTCGGAGCATATGATTTTGTCAAGGTTTGCCATCTGCCAATTTCTTACAGAGGGAGACTTTGCGAAATCGTCGATAATTTTATCTAAAATAATCCTTGACAATCCTCCTGTCCTATGGTACAATCCAAGTATCAACCAGAGGGGAAGATTGATTTTATGAAATACGTCGGTAGTAAGAACCGACTGAGCAAGCAACTCGCGCCTATCATCCAGTCGTATATTGATGGCATGGGTGAAAGATGTAATGGCTATTGGGAGCCGTTTGTTGGAGGTACTAATATGATTGATAAAATCAAATTCAGTCACAAGTATGGCAGCGATATCCATAAATATCTGATTGCATTGTTGCAACATATCCAACAAACAACGGGCGACTTGCCTGAAACCATCTCAAAGGACGAGTATGATGCCGTAAAAACTAATCCCGACGCATATCCAGATTGGTATGTTGGGATAGTTGGATTCTGCGCAAGTTATAACGCTAAGTGGTTTGATGGCTACACCAACGGAGTAAAAACCAAGATTGGCACTGTGCGTAACTATACGGATGAGGCGATCAGAAACATCAAGAAGCAAGCATCGGCACTTGAAGGCATTAGCTTTGCTTGTCGTAATTACGCCGATTGCTCCGCTGTCGGATTTGTTATCTACTGTGATCCACCGTACCGTGATACAACCAAGTACGCAACTGGCAGTTTCGATTATGAAAAATTTTACAGTTGGTGTAAGGATATGGCAAAGAACAACATTGTTCTCATCAGCGAGTATTGGATGCCGGATGATGGCTTTGAATGTATCTGGCAAGGCAGCCTCAAATGCACGTTAGACAAGGCAAGCCGGACAGATAAGGTTGAACGGCTATATATTTGTAAAGGTTGGTGAGCGATATGGATGACCTTGAGAAAGCATTAAATTGCTATCAATGTGCGTTGGACGATGTTTGCTTTGGGCTAACTTGTACCGATTGCCATCTATACCAGCGAAGCTATCTGAACGCTCAAGATGCTATGGAAGCAGCTATCCAGCGCATTCACGAACTTGAAAAATCAAATCGCAACTGGAGGCGTAAAGTTCAGAGGTTGCGGAAAGAATTGAAGGAGGTAAAACATGAAGGGTAAAGGTTGGATTATGGCGATGGATTTTGTGCTATGTGCTTTAAATGCTACGCTTGGCATTGCACATTTAGGGTCTGTGCCTGTGTGGACGAGGCGCTTAGCTTTATGACGGCTGGAGCTTGCTTAGGCTTTGGGCTGTTCCTGATTTTCGTTGAGAGGTGAGCAGTATGGTGTTTCTTGATTGGGCAAGCACAAGCCCCATAATTCGATTCACAGCGGGACAGTACGGAAATCATTGCATCAACCCCAATTCCGCCTATGCCTATGAAGAGCGCAAGATTCTGATGGATTGTGAGGACAGAATCAAGGCGGCTATTGGCGTTAAGAGTGGCCATGTGTTATATTTCAGATGCGCGACTGAGGCGATTGATTGGCTGTTTCTCAAAACGAATAAATGGGATGACTGGTGGGCGCACAGTCCATGCGAGCATGATGCTTGTTTGTTTGGGATGGAACGCTACCCCGATGAATTGGTAGATGTGAATTTTTACGTTCATCAATGGGTCAATCATGTCACAGGGGAAATTTTCAACCTCAAGACAATTCGTTCTCAGTTGCCCAAAAATTGCAAGCTCATCGTTGACGCAACGGCAGGATTTGGCAAAGCTAAGTTGCCGAGCGACCTTGATAACATTGCCGACGCGCTATTCATGTCAGGTCACAAGATCGGTTGTCCAGAGCTTTCATTTATGTGGCTCAGCGATAGCCTTTGTGAATGGCTTGGAGCAACAAAGGACATTCGCAACCAATGGGGATTGCATCATGGCAGCTTGAGCGTGGCAAGCGTGATGGCTTTGACTAACGCGGTTGAATGGGCGTGTGAAAATGGCGACCGCGTAGACGGACACAGTACCAGACTGTACGTGCAGATGAATGATATGCTTGACAAGGCTCGCATTGAACACCGTGATGTGTTGGAACGCCAGATGTTCACTTGTTCCATTAACGCCATTCGTCTCAACGGTGTCAATGCAGACGCTCTCCAGCAGTTTCTTGCATCTCGTGGTGTCTATATTGGCGTAGGTGGTTCGGCTTGCTCTGCGGCGCATGACTATCGGGTGTTGCGAGCTTATGGCTTGACAGATGGCGAAGCGTCTGAGGTGATTCGAGTTTCATTTAGCGATGAGACAACGTCAAGCGATATCGAGGCTTTGGTTGAAGGTATCAAAGAATATCGTCGGCAGTTTTGTTGAAATTTAATACTTGACAAATCCTCCTTTTGTATGGTATCATGTAGATGCTATATGAGAGGAGGTTTTTGATTTTGAGCAATTATACCATCCTGCATCTGCATTCGATGCTATCCAACGGCGTGACAAATATTGACTCGGTAACGCCATACGACCAGTATATTGACAAGGCGCATGAACTTGGCATGACGGCAATGGCGTTCAGTGAGCATGGGTCTGTGCTTGGTTGGGTTAAGAAGAAGCTGGCGATGGAGGCGGTTGGTATTCGTTATGTCCACGCAGAAGAATTTTATCTAACCAACACACTTGACGAAAAGGTTCGAGACAATTACCATTGCTTGCTCATCGCAAAGAATTATGCTGGTGTACTTGAATTGAATAAGTTGTCCAGCAAATCTTTCAATCGAGACGACAACTCGTTTTACTATGTGCCGCGCATTACGATTGATGACGTCAAGAATACCAGTGACAACATCATCGTATCAACGGCTTGCTTGGGCGGTGTGTTAAATAAAGCGCCCGAGCCTATTCGTCAAGATTTTTTCGATTGGCTCTGTCAGCATCCCGACCGTTGTTTCCTTGAGATTCAGCCGCATATCAGCGCAGAGCAGAAGCGATACAATCAAGCACTGTGGGCATTGAGCAAGCGTAGCGGCTTACGGCTGCTCATGTGTACAGATACTCATGCGCTCAATGCTGAACACGTTGAGGGGCGCAAGATTTTGCAGAAAGCCAAGAACATTCACTTTGACGGCGAAGATGAATTTTACCTTGAGATGTTGAGCTACGATGAACTCGTGGCGCTGTGTAAGATTCAGAATGCTTTGCCAATGGAGGTATATCTTGACGCCATTGAGATGACCAATACGGTAGCGGATATGGTTGAGCCGTTTGAGCTTGACCACTCCTACAAGTACCCTCATCTGTGGGGTGACGACAGCGAACAGGTGCTTAGAGCTAAGATTGCAGAAGGCGTCAAGTGGCGTGGCGTTGATAAGTTGCCAAACTATCAAGAATATCTTGACCGCATTGAGTATGAGATGAAGGCATATATTCATAACGGCGCGATTGACTTCATGTTGCTCATGGAAGATATCATCGCATGGTGCAAGACGCAAGACATCCTCGTCGGTTATGGGCGCGGCTCGTGTAATGGCTCGGTGATTGCTTATCTGCTTGGCATCACAGAGATGGACAGCATTAAGCATGGGCTTAACTTTGAGCGCTTTATGAATGCGGAGCGCGTGTCGCTGTCTGATATTGATACGGATTTTCCTCCAAGCAGAATCAACGAAGTCAAGCAGTATATTTTCAACAAGCATGGTTTGTATTGTTCAGATATTGTAACGTTCAATACTATCGCGCTCAAGGGCGCTATCCGAGATGTTGGGCGAGCCTTGCAGATGCCGCTTGATGAGGTTGGCAACATTTGCAATCGCGTTGAGATGGACGAGGCTGGATGCCGTAAGCAATATCCTGAGCTATTCAAGTATGTCGACATTGTGAATGGCTGTGTGGTGTCTGTGGGCAACCATCCATGCGGCTTAGTCGTATCGCCATACAGCATTGATGACCGCATGGGGTTGTTTACAACATCAACAGACGATGTGCCCATCAGCCAAATCAACATGAAAGAGGTTGATCTCCAGAACTATGTTAAGCTCGACCTTTTGAAACTCGACACCATCGAGCTAATCAATGAGACGTGCAAGCTGGCTGGTATTGAACGCCTAACGCCTGACAATGTCGACATCAACGACAAGGCTGTATGGGACAGCATACGAGATGACACCACAGCGATATTTCAATGGGAAGGCGCGACCGGCGATAGATACATCAAGCAACTGCTATCTGAGAGCAACATCCAAAAGTTCAAGAAGCTCAACCCAAACGTGGACTATATGACGTTGCTGAGCATTGGTAATGGCGCGATTCGTCCTGCTGGAGCATCGTATCGCGATGACCTTGCTAATGGCGTGATTCGCAAATCTGGCAACGAAGCGATTGACGAATTTATGAAACCGACATTCGGTTATCTGGTTTTCCAATGCCAGATTATTCAATTCCTGCATCAGTATTGTGGATATACTATGGGCGAAGCAGATATCGTTCGCCGCCACTTTGCAAAGAAAACTGGCACAGAAAAGGATATCCCGCAAATCAAAGCTGGTTTTGCCAAGACCATGGCAGAGCAATACAGCATGAGCCAAGAGGAATCGGATAAGGTTATCGCGGATTTCATTCAGGTCATCATGGATGCAAGCAACTATCTGTTCAGCCTCAACCATAGCCAGCCATACAGCTATGAGGGCTATGTGTCTGGTTGGCTTAGATACCATTACCCATTGCAATTCCTTACGGTGGCGTTAAACATCAATCAAGGCAAAGAGGAAAAGACAAGCGCGCTGACAGCGTATGCACATAAAGTTGGCATTGGCATTAAGCCGCCAAAGTTCCGACATTCACGCTCGGCGTACTTCTGCGATATGGAGGCCAACTGCATCTATAAAGGGCTTGGCTCAATTAAGTATATGAGCGAACAGGTGGCCGAAGCGTTGTATAGTATGCGTGATATGCAGTTCGGAAATTTTATCGACGTGCTGTTTGCGCTCCAACAGCTTAAAGACAAGCCTGATAGTCGGCAACTTGACATTCTCATTAAAATTGGGTACTTTGAGGAATTTGGCCCAGCTAAGGCTTTACTGCTTGGGTGGGAAATTTTTAGCAAATTTTGTCTATCCAAGAAAATAAGTCTTGACAAATGGGATAAGATGGGTTATGATATAGCCATCCTGAAGGTCAACTCAACCAACATTACAGAAAAGACGGCTGGCGGACTTGACAATCGCGGGCTTATCTTGGGCGTCTTGAGGTCATTGCGTATGCCACGCACAACCATTGTCGACAAACTCAGATGGCAAGCGGAGTTGCTTGGATATGTTGATGGTTCTGACCCAAGCCGCGACGTAAACGATTGGTTGGTACTCGGCATTGAAACAACAAGTTATGGCACAGTATGGCTTAGGTTGTACAACTTATGCTATGGCGCTGAGCGGCATTACAAGGTCGACAAGCGATGGTCAACAAGCCATAGTTGCAAAGCTGGTGATGTACTCAAAGTTGTGCTTGATGATAAGCCGAAGTTCAAGAAACTTGATGGCGGCAAATTTGTCAAGACTGGCGAGGTCGAGACGGTTGTAAAAATGTTTAAGATTTTAGAGGAGGTTTGAAATTATGGACGCTGTGGAGTTTGTAAGAGAGCGAGAAAGAATGTGTAGTGAAAACTCGTCTTGTAACCAGTGTGACTTCTATAAGAGCTTGGTAGAACCCGATGGTATGAGTTGCAAGACATGGGTAGCGGAATACCCTGAGAAGACAGTTGCATTCGTGGAGAAGTGGTCGAAGGAGCACCCGCGCAAGACTCTTCAAAGTGTATTCCTGGAACAGTACCCGGAGGCACGCATCGGAGATGATGGTGTGTTGCAAATACTTCCTTGCTCGATTTCCGCGTCGCATAGGGATACACGAGGTAACTGCGTAAATATGAGGCGCGACTGCTACGATTGTCGCCGCGAGTTTTGGATGCAGGAGATGGAGTGATGTTTGAGTTAAAACCTTGCCCCGTTCTGCGGGAGCAACAGAATCTCGGTGGAATACCTATATTTTAGACCTTATATCCTTTGCGAGAAGTGTCACGCACAAATCCCTTGCTATAACACCTATCCAAAGGCAAAAGAAGCATGAAACAGGAGGGCTGACAATGGCTGAATACATTGAGCGCAAGGCATTTATCGAGGCAGTGAAAGATATTCCGATGTGGGGCAGCGTGGCGGCTATGTTTGCAGATGGCATTCCCACCGCTGATGTTGCCCCGGTGGTGCATGGGCGGTGGATTGAGGATCACGATTATCTCAAATGCCCAGAGTGCGGCGTGATGGTTAAGTGGGATTTTACATTTTTCGATATTGGAAATTGGAATTATTGTCCCAACTGCGGTGCGAAGATGGACGGAGGTGACAGCAATGCGCTTAATTGATGCGGATACGGCCGCCGCCTTCGCGGAGAATTGCGGGGCAACCTTCGTGGCGAAAAGACTGAGAGACAGCAATGCCTTTCTAGAGGTCGTGACGCGGTGCAAGGACTGCAAGCACAAAGGTTGGGTGCAAGAGCCGTGCCACGGTAAGAGCGTTAATTATTGCAGGGTTTGGGACTGCACTTTGCGAAATCTGGAAACGACGTTTTGCAGCTACGGCGAGCCGAAGGAGGAAATCACATGAGGTTAATCGACGCAAATCTTTTACTTGCCCAGCTCGAAGACGATAAGCCATTAAACTGGACAGATAGCGAGGAGGAGATTCAAGAGCAAGTAGATTGGGAGCGATTCAGAGGTATGGTGGTCAATGCCCCAACGGTCGAGGAGGATATTATAGTTGATGGTTTCACCAGCACATGTCCATCTGGAGGTCACCATGACTATCGGATGGTTGCCATTGGTAGCGATGAGGTTGGAGACCGCGTAAACACATATCGATGCTCAAAATGCGGAGAAGAGTTCAATGTAAAATTCGTGACTTGACATCAAACCAACATTATGATATAGTGTCAAATGCCAAAAGGCAGAAAGTGAGGATATGAAAATATATGAGTAAGGCGATTATGATTCTTGGGGCAAGCGGCTCTGGAAAGACGACAAGCCTTGAAAAACTTGACCCAAAGCAAACTTTTTATATCGACGCAGACGGAAAAGGTATGAGCTGGAAAGGTTGGCGAAAGCAGTATAACTCTACCAATAAAAATTACTATCGCTGTGATGACCCTGCTTATATTTATGGCCTGATGCAGACGATCGACGCCAAACAGCCTCAGGTCAAGTATCTTGTCATTGATACGTTGAACGGCTGTATGGTCGCAGACGAGATGCGTCGAAGCAAGGAAAAGACATACGACAAATGGACGGATTTGGCTCAGAGCGTTTATAACATTGTTGACTATTCCAACAAGATGCGTGATGACTTAACTGTGATTCTGATCGGCCATACCCAGACCAGCGACGATGGCTTCACCTGTATGCTTACCAATGGTCGAAAGCTTAATAAGATTTGTCTTGAGAGCAAGATGACTACGGTTCTGCTGTCGAGAATCAATGAGAACGGAGAGTATGTTTTTGAGACTCGCGCTCGCAACAGCACAGCAAAGACCCCCCGTGGCGCATTTGACAAGGACGAAATTCCTAATGACATCACTCTCGTGATTGATGCTTTGAAGGATTTTTGATTTTCCGCTTGACATTTATTCGATATGGTGCTATAATTGTATAAGAGGTTAGGATTTGGGTTGCAAACCAATCTTATTTGAAGGAGGTTGCTCATACCAACCTCCTTACTCTAAAATCTTGTATAAGGAGATTAGTTATGAATTACAGCAAAAAGACACACCCGAGAGAATATCGAATTTGGAAGGCAATGAAGGCCAGATGTTATGCCCCATCAATGGCAGATTGTGGGAGATACCAAAAGCTTGGCATCGAGGTGTGTGACAGATGGAGACATAGTTTCTAAGCGTTTATGGAAGATATGGGCGAATGTCCAGATGGTTACAGTATTGACCGAAAGGATTCTGTTGGAGACTACGAGCCAAGCAACTGTCGTTGGGCTACAAGTGCCGAACAAGTCCGTAATAGGAGTATCACCAAATTCTATACTTACGACGGAAAGACTATGTGTCTAAAAGATTGGGCTAACGAACTTGGAATAGAATATCATAAGTTATATAATCGCATCATGCGAGACGGACATTCATTCAGAGATGCCATAGACGAGAATTTTGGAGCGCTCAAGAAAAATAACACATCTGGCGTATCGGGGATTAGCTATCACAAAGGCAAAAAGACTTGGCAAGTATACACGAGAAAAGACGGAAAGCAACTATATATTGGGCAAACCAAAACATTTGAAGAAGCTATTCAACTCAAAGAAAAATACTGCGCCGAGCAAGGTGAGTAAATAAAAAAATTTTGAAGCGAGGTTAAAGCGTAATGAAAGCGATTAACAATTTTGACAAGATTCAGGAAAGCGGAAGTTTTGAGAAGCTGCCCGTAGGCGGCTATATCATCAAGATACTTTCGGTTGATGATGTCCCCGAGAAGGAATATCTCAAGATTTTCTTTGACATCAATGACGGCGAGAAGAAGGGTTTCTTCCAAAAGGCGTTCAAGGAAGATACTCGCGCCGAAAAGAAATGGCCGAACGCTGGTTCGTTCATCCGCAGCTACAAGGAAAAGGCTCTGCCAATGTTTAAGGGGTTTACGAACGCCATGGAAAATTCCAACAAGGGTTACAAGTGGAACTTTGACGAAAAGAGCCTTGTCAACAAGGTAGTTGGCGTAGTCATTGGCGAGGAGCAGTATCTCAATCAGAAGGGTCAAGTTCGTACTCGCACCTATGTCAGCGCGGTTCGTTCTGTTAGCACCATCAAGAAGGGGGAGTTCACCGTGCCTGAGCTGAAGAAGCTCGATGCAACCAAGGTGTCCAGCAACCAGACTAAGCAAGACGATTTTGTTGACCCGTTCGCGGCTCAGAGCAATGATACCACGTCTAATTCGTTTGACAACGACTCAACGCTCGTCGATGATTCTACACCTTGGGATGACAACAATCCATTTGCATAAAAAATATAAGAGGCGGGCTTGACAAAGGCTCGCCTCTTTGCTATAATATCCAATAGGAGGTGATGATGAGATGGTCAATAGATTCTTAGCCGTAGGCGAGCTATCTGAATGCTCAATCCAATTCTATCGTACCCATATCAAGGTTCGTCTATCGCTTGAAGTCAACCACCAAGTCATCACCATGCAACAAACCATAAGCCGCAAATGGAACGCCGAGCAATATCAAGAACTATGCCGCACTATCCCTTGTTTGCATCCACGCATCGACGGCGTTGTAACTAAAGGCGAGCATGAGCGGATATATACGATGCCTCAAGCAGACAACCCAACGCGGCTTATGGTCAGCGGCAATATCAACGAATGGCATGGGCGAATCTATTTCAACGCCCAATATATTCGCCCAGAGCCAAGAGCGCCTGACAGCATGACCATGGAGCTTGATGGACAATGGGCAGACAACAAGCGGCTGGTCAATGTGATCGGCGATTATCCACGCGCGTTTAGCTTGGATGCTCCTGCTGGCTATGAGCGACGCGTGTATCGCTTGCGGCTTGGTTATTCAGCAGGATATGTTGAGCGTGATGGCGTGGTTAATGATGCACCATATGGATTGCAAGTGTTGAGTTGCCAACCGCTTGATGAATATATCAGCGATGAGCAGATGAAGAAAATCTTGTTTGAGCTTGTAATTATGGGGGAATGACATGGGAAGAAAGAAAAATGAACCAAGCCCCGATGCGGCAGAGCGCAAAGCATTGCTTGATTATATCAAAGCCCTTGACACTAATGCCAACTTCATCGCCATAGGCTCTCAGCTCAAACGCATGACAGATGAGGGCATGACGTATAGCGGAATACGATATACGTTATGGTATAGCATCAACGTCAAGCAGATGCCATATAAAGGTGTTGGCATCATACCATACGTTTATGAAGAAGCCAAGGCGTATTGGCAATGGCAACAACGCATGAAGCAACAGGTAGCCAGTTGGCAACCGCAAGATAATGATGCCGTTGTGGTTAAGCGGCAGAGAGATGATGAGGTGTTTGTATGAGCAATGAATGGATTAGCGTCAAAGATAGATTGCCTGAGCCGCTGAAAGATGTACTCTGCACATTCAACAACGGGCGCTACGAGCCGAAGATTGTTGACCGGGCATGGATGTTTTATGATGGTTCATGGCCGTATGAAGAAATTTATGGCAAGGTCACGCATTGGATGCCTATGCCTGAGCCAGCTGAGGATGATTGAGTATGAGCGTATATGATTCACAAGCGGCAAGGCTATGCTTGGGCGCTATGCTCATCAAGCCATCATTTGCTTTGAGCGATAAATTTCCTTTGACCAAGCAGGACTTTGAGCCGCAGATTTTTCATCTCAGGTTGTATCAGGCTATCACGGCATTGGCTAAGCGTGGCGCTCAGAGCATCAGCGCTATGGATTGCTATACGCTATGCCAGAACAACGCAGAGGTCAAGCGCGTATTTGATGACAACTCGCTTGCAGATTTTATCGACACCATTAAGCAAATCGTCAGTGCCGATAACTTTGAGCTTTACTGGACAGGCGTTCGCAAGGCGACGTTGCTTAGGGAATATGCCAAGGCTGGTTTTGATATCAGCCGCTTTGAAGGCGAGCCTGAGAAGCATGGGATTCAAGAAATTCTTGATTACTATGACGGCTTGGCAATCAATATCCGTAAGCAATTCTACCAAGACAAGTCAACGCGCGAACTGAGAGCTGGTGATGGCTTTGAGGAAATTAAGGAGCGCTTCAAGACAGAACCAGCATTTGGCGCGACAACATTCAGCCGATACCTCAACACAGCGACGAGAGGTTGGCAACAGGGGCAGCTTACTATGCACGGCGCTGTTAGTGGCTCAGGTAAGACAGGTGTGGCGTTATACAATGCGGCGTTGGTTGCTTGTCCAGAGGTATGGGACGATGATGCTGGATGCTATCAGCCCAACCCATGTTATCAACACAAAGCAGCGCTGTTCATCCAGTACGAGCTAAACGACCAAGAGGAGCTTACGCCTAAGCTCATTGGCTCTATCAGCGGAGTGCCTACCTACCATTTACTCAATGGCAACTATGACGATGGCGAAGAGAAGCGGGTAGACAAAGCCATTGAAATCTTGCACGATTCCAACATCTACTTTGTAACTATGCCGAGCTTTACCAATGATAAGCTCAAAGCATGTATCAAGGAATATGCAACATTGCATGATGTTGGCTATGTGGTGTTTGACTATGTGAGCCAGCAGTCAACGGTCAGTAGCGACATTGCCAAAAAGAATGGCGTGGCTACTCGATCTGACCAAGTGCTGTCGGACATCGTTTCCAATCTCAAGGATATTGCGGTTGAGAATAATGTGGCAATCTTGACATTCTGCCAGACCAATGCGGCGGCCAACAATCAAGAAATTCTTGATGCCGGATGTTTAGCTGGTAGCCGAGCTATGCAGGACAAACTTGATGTTGGCGGAATCATCATGCCATTGCGCCGTCAAGAAAAAGAGGTTGCGGACATGATGATTGAGAACGCAAGCTATCAAGGCGAGCGCCCCAACCGCATCGTGCATTTGTTTAAGGTTCGCTTTGGCAACCAGATTCAGCACCTAAAGATTTGGGGTAAGCTAGATTTGAATACGGGTAGATGGACAGATTGCTGGTGTACAGATGCTGATAACAAGCCGTATAACATGACGAGAACAAGGTTGGTGTATAGCGATGATTGATTATATGAGCAGAAGCAAAACTGAAATAAATCTTGAGTATTTTACCGATTTATGCAATGCTGTCAGAGCCTCTAATCCTGATGCCCCTCCCACTTTACTCGTGTCTCGTTTGACGTATGAGCGGCACAAAGAATGGATTGACAAACTGGATGCCCATATCTGCATTATTCCAGGAACAATCAAGCCGGAAGATGATAATAATATATGGATAATTGCATCTGGTCAAAACGATAGGTATTTCTATGCTTGACATTCAATCCATCAAATCTCAAATCAATGCCGACAACATCATTGACCTCATGGATTCACTTGGGGCAGATTACAACTTTGCCTCAAGCCATGAGATTCATTTCAGGTCGATTTGCCATGGCTCAGATAGCTATAAACTCTACTGGTACGACGATGGCTCAGGAGGGCGATTACATTGCCATAGAGATGGCGAGACATGGGATGTGATTGGCTTTGTTGAGTTCATCAAGCATTTGGACTTCGTCCCAGCAGTTGAATACATCTGCCAGACGCTTGGGATCAATGCCAATGAGGTAAGCGAGCGCTCAGATGTTGACCCATGGCAAAAGGATTTGCGCCGATGGTTGCCAAATGCCGAGGCCGAACCTGAGCCGCTTACCACTTATGACCCAAGCGTATTACGGTTGTTCAAACCGTTGCCGCATAGATCATGGCTTGACGATGGCATCAGCGCATTAGCCATGCGCAAGTTCGGCATAGGTTGGTATGGGCGTAATGCTCAGGTAGCTATCCCCGTGCGTGACCCTGATGGCAATCTTGTGGGCATCCATGCTCGCAATACACGCCGAGCCATTGTAGATGCTGGACGCAAGTATGAGCCGCTCAGAACCTTGACGCAAGATTATCGTTTCCCAACGGGACGAGTATGCTATGGGCTATATGAGAACCAAGCTGCTATCAAGTCAAATCGCGAGGTCATCTTGTTTGAAGCCCCTAAGTCAACGCTTCAGATGGCAACCATGCTTGGCGATTCGGCATCATGTGTCTCGCTGTTTGGCTGGAATTGCAACAAACTGCGGCGTGATATGCTCCTCGATTTTGGCGTACAGCGCGTCAACATAGCGCTTGACCGGCAATACCATGAGCCAAGCGGCGATGAGTTCGCGGTCTATGTTCGGCAAGTCAAGAAAATTGCCACTCTGTTCAAGCCTTATTGTCAGGTGGGTATAATCTGGGATAAACAAGACCGCCTTGTGTACAAGGATTCTCCAAGCGACAAAGGTCTTAAGGTTTGGAATCAACTATATCAAGAAAGGACGATATTATGAGTTGCGAATACGAGCATCTGTTTGAGCGAATCACTGGTTGGGTAGATACCAATACGCCAAAAACAACAAAGGCTTGCTTGTGCTTTGGGGAGAAAGAGCCGCCTGACTGTCCATACTTTTTAGGTTCTAACCAGAAAGATTGCCCAAAATACAAAGAAAAAATTCTAAAATAATCCTTGACAACCTCCTTATGGTTTGGTATAATCACAGTATCAAATCATAGGGAGGTTTTGATTTCATGGGATATGTTGAATGGATTAACACAGTCAAGAATGTGTTTGAATGTAATTTGAGATGTAAGGTCAGAGAAGATGGCATCGGCGACTTATTGATCTCATGCCGAACATTTAACGGTATTATTTGGACTGACCGCGTATCATCTTGGCTTGTTAACGAGTGGTGGTCAAATCGCAGAAACGCCACCGCGTTTGCTTATTTCATTATCAGCGGAATCAAAGAGGATTGGTGGAAGGTCATTCGTAGAAAGGATGAATCCGATGATTGACTATCGTTCCTTCGGCATCACATATAAGGCAAACCAAACCAAGCTGCACAAGCTCTATCAAGACGACATCCAGCGATTCAGAGAAGCTATCAACAATAATCCATATCGCGTCCTCATTGACCAATCTGGCATGAGTTGGCGCATGGCTGATGAGCTTGCTATCAAGCGATACTGTAAGCCAGATGCTTATTGCCGTTGCCAATACGCGGCATATCAATCCCTCAAAGCCAACGAGCAACATGGCAACACGCGCATGACAGATTCAGAGCTTGCACGAGAGGTTCACAACCTTGCGCCTGAAGCTGTCAAGCATATCGTGCCGGTCGTTAGTGATGACCCTCGTGTTTGGTATGATGCCGCTCGCCATCTGGTTGGATTTTGGTATACGCATCGGGCAGAGTGGAACATCGCCGAACATATCAAACAGCGCCTCAAGGCAAAGCGTGATGAGCAAATCAATCGAGACAACTATGAGTCTTTGACAGACGAGCAGTTTGGCGCAGTAGAGCTTGCCATCAACCGCGATGTGTCGATGCTCAATGGTTATGCTGGCTCTGGTAAGAGCTTCACGACCAAGGCAATCATTGATGAGCTTGAAGCTCGTGGGCTTAGCTACCAGTTGCTTGCACCTACAGGCATTGCGGCTAAGGTGTTGCGTGGCTATACTGGTCGCCAAGCCATGACCATCCATCTGTTTTTAACAAGCCCATGGAAGCCGGACTATATCATTATTGATGAATCGTCTATGGTGTCGGTTCATCTGCTGTCGGCATTGCTTGATGCGGTTGGCAATAAGCCGCGCCTTGTATTCGTAGCGGACAATGCCCAGCTTGCATCTATCCAATGCGGCTCGATTGTTCAGGACATCATTGATAGCGGCGTTGTTCCTCGTACACAACTTACCAAGATTTTCCGCTATAATTCAAGCGGCATTGTTACTATAGCAACTGATATGCGGCAAGGGCATTGCGAGCATTTGACGGATAATTTTCCTGATTATTTATTTATATCTGAAAGAAAAAATGATGGTATCCAGCAAGTTGTGCTGATGTATCAGCTGCTTCTTGAAGACGGTTATACGCCAGACGACATCATGGTGCTCTGCCCATTTAACAAGCACGTTGGGGCAGACGCTATCAATGTAGCTGTCAGCGATATGGTCAATCCAAATGAACCAGTACGCAAGAATAGCGCCATCAAGATCGGTGACAAAGTTATCAACGTCAAGAACGATTACTCAGCGGGCATAGACAACTTCGTTGCCAATGGCGATATTGGCTATCTACGAGAATATCAACCTGTGCGTGGAGATGATGATATTGTGCTGGTGGATTTTGACAATGGCGAGCATAATGTTGGTAGCCTTACGCGGCTCAAACAGGCATACGCGCTTAGTGTCCATAAGAGCCAAGGCAGCTCGGCTAAGGTGGTCATCGTGTTGATTGACCCGAGCCATGGATTCTTCCTTACTCGTAATCTCATGTACGTTGCAGTCACTCGCGCGCGTGAGAAGTTGATTGTGATAGGTGATGAGGAAACCATTGCTGAGGGCATCAAGCGCGAAGAACAGCTTGAGCGCAACACAGGACTCAAGGAAATACTTGACAATCGCACAACAATTTGATACAATATAATGTGTAGAAAGGAGGAAACCCAATGACAGTAGCCGACCTTATTTGGAAACTTTTGTACTATCCGTATGATATGGAGGTCAAGGTTTGCGTTCGACCACGAGTTGAACCAGCGACAAGCGTAGACACAAGTATTGACATTGACACCAACAAAGCGTCGGTCGTTATCTATGGCGACAAGCCCTACAACATTTTTAAGGAGGTAGCAACAGTTGAAAATTACAAAGCGTGATGGGCGCAAAGTTGAATTTGATTCTGACAAGATTGTCAAGGCAATCAGCAAGGCGTTCATCGAGGTATACCCTGATGGCCTGACAGACGAGATGCAGACGTGCGCTCATCGTATTGCGAATGAAGTGTCCGCGCATGATGGCCTGACTGTTGAGGAGATTCAGGACACGGTGGTGCGAAAGCTCATGGCGAGCAAGTGGAAGGACGTCGCCAAAGCGTATGTAGAGTATCGCTATCTGCATCGTATGGCTCGTAGTCAGTATGCGCAGCTCATGGACGCGATTGCTGAGAAGTTGGAAGCGCGAGATGTCAAGAACCAGAACGCCAATGTTGATGAGCATAGCTTTGGCGGTCGTGTAGGCGAGGCCAGCAGCGTTGTCAATCGCAAGTACGCGCTGGAATATCTCGTATCGCCTATGTCAAAGGAAAACCATATCAACAACAAGGTCTATATCCACGATCTCGACAGCTATGCGGTTGGTATGTCCAACTGTTTATCGATTCCATTTGACGACCTCCTTGCCAATGGATTCAACACGCGACAGACAGATGTTCGCCCAGCTCAGAGCATCAGCACGGCGTTTCAGCTTGTGGCCGTCGTCTTCCAGCTCCAGAGTCTCCAGCAGTTTGGTGGCGTGAGTGCAACGCATCTGGATTGGACAATGGTTCCTTATGTAAGAAAGTCGTTCTATAAACACTATGCAAATGGATTGAGGTATATTGCCAGTCGGGACATTCGATATATCCAAGAGCACGTTTACGACATCATCAATGACCCTGATTGCTTTGAGAGATACCTATCTATTGACTCTGATTGGTGGAAAGATGATGAGAATGTATATCAATACGCTCTTGATATGACAACCAAGGAATGCTATCAGGCCGTCGAAGGTATGTATCACAACCTTAACACGCTTCAGAGCCGTTCTGGCAATCAGTTGCCGTTCAGCTCTATCAACTACGGCACTTGCACGTTGCCTGAAGGTCGCATGGTCATCAAGGCGTTGCTCGATGTTTCTATTAAGGGAATGGGCAAGCTCCACAAGACGAGCATCTTCCCTTGTGGCATTTTTCAATGCATGAACGGCGTGAATCGACATAAAGGCGAACCCAACTATGACCTGTTCAGACTTGCTCTCAAATCCACGAGTCTGCGGCTCTATCCCAACTATGCCAACGTGGATTGGTCTGGCAATGCTGGCTACGACCGCAATGACCCTCGGACATATTTCAGCACGATGGGTTGCCGCACAGCAAATGGTTGGGATATCAACGGCTTTGGTCAGCTCAAGGATGGGCGTGGCAACATTTGCCCTGTGACCATCATCATGCCTACGTTGGCTATGGAGGCTAAAGCATGGGTTGACGAACAAGAGAAACTTGGTAACCACGAGGACATGACAGAGGCGTTCATGTTTATCCTTGACAAGAAAATTCATGAAGCCAAGGATATGCTCATTGAGCGGTTCAACTGGATTTGCTCACAGAGTCCTGACAGCGCAAAGTTCATGTATGAGAATCATACCATGGCTGGCTATGTTCCTGAAGAGGGCATCCGCTCGGCACTCAAGCATGGTACGCTTGCTATTGGTCAGCTTGGATTGGCTGAGACGTTGCAAATCTTGATTGGCTGTGACCACACCACGCCTGAAGGTATGAAGCTTGCCAAGCGCATTGAGCAACTGTTCAAGACGAGATGCGCCGAGTTCAAGGAGCAAGAGCATCTGAACTTTGGCGTATACTATACGCCAGCAGAGAACCTTTGCCATACCGCTATGCAGAAATTCAAGGCAAAATATGGCGAGATTCCAAACGTGTCGGACAAAGAATTTTTCACCAACAGCATCCACGTTCCCGTTTGGCGCAAAGTCAACCCGATTGAAAAAATCGACATTGAGAGCCAGTTGACTGGATATAGCTCCGCTGGTTGCATCACCTATGTTGAACTTGAGTCGAGCGTCAAGCATAACATTGATGGGCTTGAGGCTCTTGTCAACTATGCTATGGACAAGGATATTCCGTACTTTGCCATCAACGTGCCGAATGACCTGTGCATGGATTGTGGCTACACCGAGGAAATTGGTGATGCCTGTCCTATGTGCGGCAGTAAGAACATCCAGCGCTTACGTCGTGTAACCGGATATCTTACTGGCAACTACACCACGGCGTTCAACAAGGGTAAACAGCAGGAGGTCGAGATGCGCGTGAAGCACGATGAGGTGATGACCGAATGAACTATGCTGGAATCATCAAGGTAGACCTTGCCAATGGAATTGGCATCCGCACGTCGCTGTTCGTCTCTGGTTGCCAATTCCATTGCCCTGAGTGCTTCAATCAGCCGCAACAGGATTTTGGATATGGTAAGCCATATACAGACGACACCATTGGCAAGATTCTGTTTGAGGTTGCCAAGCCATACAACAGCGGCTTGAGCATCCTTGGTGGCGACCCCATGTGGCAAGATATGAATGGTATGGCTGACCTTGAGCGCTTATGCAACGTTACCCATGAACTTGGCAAGACCGTATGGCTCTGGTCTGGTTTCACATGGGAAGAGCTAACGCGGCTCAACACCAAAGCAGATGCCACGCAGACGATGCGCTATGATTTGCTTACCCATGTCGATGTGTTTGTTGATGGGCGCTACGAAGCCAAGCTCAAAGACCCGAAGCTGGCATGGCGTGGTTCAAGCAATCAGCTCGTCATTGATGTCAAGGCGTCGTTGCACAATGACGAAATTATTTTGTATAAGGAGGCAAGCAATGTATAGATTCTTTCGAGGTAGACTCGGAACAGACCGAGAGAAATTCATCTGCCAGATTGACCCAGCTAATCCACTTTGCCCGTATACCGAGCCTCAGATTGGGGATATCGTCAATCTTCCATTTGATGCGAATGAGCTTGACCGTGAGCCTTGGATTATCAAACAGCGCGTGGTTTGGGATGACCAGATTGAGTTCATGTGTGAGCGCTATATCATGGAGGATTAAGCCATGCCGAGTATCACCAACGTAGAAGTGTATGGCGTTGAACGAGCCATCAGAACGGCAAAGTATCCCAAGGCGGTTGAGCTTGATAGCTTGACCGCCGACCTCACTCGAGGTATTCAGGCGTGCTTGTCTTGTGATACGGGTGAAGGACACGACAACGCGCTCAAAGGCCCAATCGTCCAGTTTGACCTTACCATGAGCCAGAACGCATGGATGCAAGCCGAGCGATACCATTGGTTCGACATTGTGTCAAGCCAAAGCAAGATGCACAAGATTGTAATGTTCGACCTCCAGCAGCAATGCAATCGCTATGTCGACAGTTGCATCATCAACGTATGCAATGAAAAGATTGCTGAGTACAAGCGGTTGGTTGAATTAAACAAAAAAACTTTCGACCCGAACCGTAAGAAACTTATCGACGAGGCATATCTTGCCGTGCTTTACAATATCCCATGTGGCTTTGAGCTTACGGCTGGCATGACAACAAACTATCAGCAGCTCAAGACCATCTATCAACAGCGTCGCCATCATCGTCTCCCTGAGTGGCAGATGATTTGCAACTGGATTGAAACACTCCCGAGATTTATGGAGCTTACGCAGAAAGGAGAACCCGATGGAAATTAAAATCAAGCGGCTGACACCTACCGCGCTCATTCCGACCAAGGCTCACGCAAGCGATGCAGCGTTCGATATCTACCTTGATGCGCCTGACGCGCTGTACCATGAATGGAATGGAGGCGTTGAGATTAAGGCGGCAAGAGGTATCAAGATTCGCCCACATGAGACCGCGATGCTCCATACTGGCATTGCTATGGAGATGCCTGTTGGCTACTATGCAGCCATATATGCCCGCAGTGGCCTTGCAAGCAAACAGGGGCTTAGACCCGCTAATTGCACAGGAGTCATTGACGCGGCATATAGGGGTGAAGTCATGGTAGCTATGCACAACGATAGCGATGAAACGCGCATTGTCCATCATAATGACCGCATCGCGCAGATGGCGATTCTGCCCGTGCTTGACGTGAAGCTCGTCGAGGCAGATAAGTTGTCTGAAACAGAGCGTGGTTCTGATGGTTTTGGCTCAAGCGGCAAATGATACGCCAACCAACTTTGCGTTGATTCTGGCCATCAAATCATAGATAAAATATCAAGAAAAAAAATAGGGAATAGGCAGATACTTAATGTACCTAACCTGTTCCCTAAAATTTTATATTACTTGTCTATCTCCATCTCATATCACTTGCTGCTGCTGCGTAAGAAATCTCGTTATACTTCTGTTGCAGAAATTGTACCAGCGTCATCTACCGTGATGCGGAATTTTTTGTTGGAATTGGGTGTGGACGATTTAATAACTACGGGATCGTTGCTTCCGTCGGTTGTCCATTTAGTCGGCTTTCCATTAGGATTTACTTCTGCAACTCTTAGAAAATCTCCAACTTTGGAAGTAAAGTCTCCATTCGGCACATCACGCCATTCAAATGCTTGACTCGGTGTTGTGTTATCATTGTTAACAAACAAGGCTTTGCCGATAGAATTTGTCCAATTCGGGAATGGAGCGGGATGGACGTGGTCATAATATGCGGCGTATGTGTCAAGGCCATATTCATTTTCTCTCGCAGCTCCATTCAATTTCGATTCAACAGGCAGATTGTCGGTTAAGATACCCACACTGGCGCTACCACCAGCAAGCAGACTGACCTTATCATTTTGGATCGTGATAAGAGCACCACTCGCGGCTAAATCGCCATCAAGACCGGCCTTGGTTTTTGAAAAGAATAACAGCATACCTCTGTTGCCGTCTAAATCCTCGGCGTATCGAACCAACGAACTGGAAAAATCTGATTGATAGGATATGCCGTCGTCGTCTTGCTGTGTGGCCCTTAAACACATTGTTTTTCCTGATTTATAAGCAGAAATGATTTCGTCAGCGGTTCTATCAACTGCTTCTTCTTCATCTCCATCTTCATTTATACTAATAATTGCGTTTATCCAAAAGATATCACTCTCTCCCTTTTCACCTTTTGGAATACCGAATGTAAGTTTTACTTTATCATCAACAATAGATTTTTCCACTGTCGCAGCACTGTCAGGAGATAAACTTACTGCGGAAACCTCCATGTTCTCAATTGCCTCACGCGACTTATGTGCTTCATTAGCACTTTCCGCTGCATCTTCTGCGTACTTTTGTGCATTTACAGCTGATTCAGAAGACTGCCTTGCGGATTCAGCAGATTCAATTTCAGATTGCTTTGCATTGGCCGCTTGCTCAGTAACAGCTTGTTCAATCTGATAAAATTCGCTTGGGACAGGGTTATAAACCTTGCTTGGGTCGATACTGTACTTCACCCATACGTCGAACGTGTCAGTATGATAAACTTTGTCGCCACTGATGCCGCGAAGTTGCATGGTATACTTGCCGCTGAATGGAAGCATAGGTGCTTGCATAATCGCCGTACAAATATTGCCAACGCGCGGAACATCAATGACGTTATAAAGTTCCTCGCCCTTACTATCCTTACATGGATATTTTACGTCAAGTTTGTATTGCCAAGTTTCGTCAGTGTCAACAGTGATGACTATGCTGTCTACAAGGTTATTCTTCTGGAAGGCAAGCGTATGCCCGTCCATAGACACCTTAGTTCCAGCCAAGATAATATTCACCTCAACCAACTCATTTCGTAAAAATTTTACGTCTGAGGCGTTTCCTCAAGCGTGACGTTGAGCGTTTGGTCTTTGTCGTTCGTGATAGTGAGGTGCTTGCCAGTATAGCCAGTGTACTCAACATTTACACCATATTGGTCACCAATACCAGCCAAAAGATAGGTCTTGCCACCAACCTCAGTAGGCTCAATCTCAACGCTGTCGGCATCAACAACCTTGACAGAAGCGGCTTCAGGGTCAGTAACAACCGTCAGCAGAAAGCCATCTTGTAGAGAGACAACGCCATCAGCGATCTTGAAGAAACGGCCATCAAGACCAACGCCGCAGTTACCCTTGACAAGCGTAGGCGTGCCAACCTCATTGCCCTCAGAGTTGTGGAGCGTGATGACAGGCGAGCTACCCGCCTTTGCTTTGGTAAACAACGCGCCATCCCAAAGCTGGCCGCAAGTCGATACCGCGTTTGCCACATCAACAGACGTAGCTCCAGCGTCGCAGATGACGCCTTTGAGAATCTTGAGAGTCTGGTCGAAATTCAGACCACCGCAGAATCTTGCCATATATAATCAAATCCTTTCAAAAATTTTTGTTAAGCCTTAGCAACCCATGCCAACTGACCATCAACAACGCCGAGCACCTTACCATTAGCGGCATCAGTGATGGGCGGCAACATAGCCGCGCACTTGCTGTCGACATAAACCTTGGTAGCGGCATCTTGGCTTGCCGTAGGATTGGAAACGCTCGTAATGCGATGGTTGTTCATGTCGGCATCAGATTCAATTGCCACAGGCTGATCAACCTCACCGCTGATGCTATGGACGCCAAAGATAGCATGACCACCAAGCTGAAGGTCGCCAGTCATAGGCACTTCGCCGTTTGCCATGAAGTCGCCCCATGCACGGTTAGCACGGGGCGACCAAGTTCATCTTTGGTATATTTGAATTGCTCGGCATCAAGCAGATAGCCGCCATCTGCCGCGCGAATTGTTTTGGGATTTGCCATAAAGCATCATCCTTTCTTGAAATAAAATTTTGAAACAATGGTTATGCGCCAAGATATTTGAGGTAGACAGCGCCCGGGCCACCATCCGTTCCATAACTCGTATATCCTGCTCCTCCACCATAACCATATTTTTGTGAGAATGTGCCAGTTCCATAAACGTTAGGCCAATTAGAGCCAGAGGCATAGTCGTAAGTGCCATTCGCTCCTTTATTACCAGTTCCAACGCCAGCCGTCATAGTGCTTGTGACATTGTCCCAATGAGCACTTGTGGCAGCGTCAACCGTGTAATTACCAAAAGATGTTCTTCCAGAATCAATCACGATATTTATAATATCTCCAGACGAAAGAGATATTTCATCGTACACCTGACATGACGCACCACCGCTTGCAACACTAGAACCACGAAACTCATTTCTCGCGCCATTACCACCCTTCCCATACAGCTCAAGCATATAGCGGCCAGTTTTAGGTGCAGTCCAAGTGCCAGATTTGGTAATCATCCACTCAGTTTTTTCCCCCCCCCATATCATATAAACCAATGGCGGCAAAGTGGTAGGGGTAGCCAGAAATGTTGAGTTGTTTATCTGCGCTATAATCAGAATAAATTAAAATAGATTTTCTGTCGACAGACGTTGAGACATAACAGTTACCCGAAATTAAATAATTTGGTTTGAATGATGTAAAATTCGAAGAAATCTCACTACATAATTGCGAATAAGATGGTATTTCAAGAGAATAAGTCGGAGGAAACCAAATAATAGGCTCAAACGGAAACGTCAACGTTATTTTTTCGCTTATTCCATACGTTCCCGTTCCCACATACTGTCCAGTATACAGCAGCAGCCCATTATCATGAACCCATTGCTTAATCTCGGCTAAGCTTTGACCATCTAATTGCTTGGCATTATAAGCCAATGGCAACACGTTATCAAAACTTGTGCCATTCCATTGTTTCATGTTTACATTGTAATCTGCCATAAACTATCACCTCTTACTCCGTAATTTCTTTCCATCCAGCAGGATATGCTGACGGACTGTAAGCGTTGTTATCAATCACGCTCTCATAAACCTTGCCGTCGAATCGAACCTTGTCGCCTTTTGCATAGGTATCATGTGCGCCAGTCGGTTGAACAAAATCCTTGATATTGTCGGTTGGCGTATCGAGTGTGTCCGGCTCGGTAGGTTGAGGGTCAACAACCTCGCCACCCTCAGTATATAATTCCCAACCATGGACATCAGGTGCCCACACGTTTGCATCAATGGTGCTGATATACTTTTTGCCATTGTATTCAACAATATCTCCCTTGGCGTATGCGTCAGTAGCACCAACAGGCTGTACCCACTTGGGCACACCATCGGCACTTACGCCAACACGCTTGTAGAGGCTGGTGGCGGCATCAGGCGTCCATTGCGGCTGGCTCGTATGGTCTTGAAGCACCTGATAGAGCCGCGCGTCACCCATGGCATCTTCGCCATACTTTACCCACTCGCCAGTCTTGTACACCTTGCTATTGCCATCCCATTCAGGATAGACGCTTGCAATAATCAGGGCGTCATCCTCGCCAAGAGATGCGGCAAACATCTGTAATGCTCTGCGCATCTGTTCCGCTGCTTGCATACGATTCATTTACTTGCCCTCCTCTTCCTTTGTGGCGTCTGATTGAGCACCGTAACCAATGAGCGCATTGAGAACATCGTCCGTGCTCGGTTCAGGTTCTTGCGGCTCAGGTTCAGGATGCTCGGCGTTCCACTTGTCAAGGGCGGCTTGGTTGACCGTCATGTTCGTCACGGTATCGCCATCAACCTCAAGGTTGACAAAGCCCTTAGCTTGACAGTAAGTGTCAACATACTGCTCGTCGCACCACAAGTAGCCATCAGGCGGCGTTGCACCATTCCATGTTTGCATATTGCTTCTGCCGCCATCTTCATTAGCGGCGCTTGGGATAATCCACATTGCCATTATCCATACCTTCCTTTCCGTCATTTTGTTATCATCCACAGTCCGACCGCGTGCCACAGGCACACCGCGCCGTACACGACCGCGCAGACACGCAGCCCACGCCGCGCCTCTTGTGTCCCCCGTGAATCAAGCCACAGCGCCAACAGCGGCACGATTGTAATTTTGTACCAAACCATCGTGGCAACGCTCCGCATCAGCGGATTCAGCTCCACGCAGCCGCGCCGCAGCGCCAGCAGGGTGCAGATAAGGTCGATCCAGTTCAGCCCAATTACCACCGCCGTCATGTCACGTCCTCCTCGATCTCCCCTGAGATCGCCGCCAAAAGTTCCTCCGCCGTCACGCCGTACCGGTCAAGCCCAATGCGCGTCATTTCCGGTGGCTCGTCGCGGCAAGCCTCGATCAGCCCCATATCCGCGTGGATGGAGATGTGCACCGTCGCCTCCCACATCCCGCCCGCCGGGAGATCGCCGTAGCTGCCGATTTTGTACAGCTTTCGCGCCTCCATATCCGCGATGAGAAAGTCACTGCCGTTGACCACTGCCGGGATACCCCGTGCGGTGAGATAGTCACACGCCGCGCGGAGGATGCGGTCTCCGGCACGACTGCGGTTTTTCTCCACCACGCAGATGCACAGGTCGCCGGGGAAAACGATATCCACCATGCCGGGGCGATAGTCACTGTGGAACACCGGCATATCGTATTCCCGCACAGTGTCGCCGAACGCGTCGTCCGGCGCTGACCCGACCCAGTGCTTTTCCGCAATGTTGACGACCACACCGTCCTCTTGCACGCGCTCAAGACGCGCGATCTCCGCAAAGGCGTCCTCCGCGTTCAATCTTTTGTAGCGCATCCTTACCCCTCCCATTCCGAAAGGCTGTGCAGCGTGACACTGACGTTCGGCATCCAAGTATACTCCCGAAGCGCTTTATTGTCGGTGTATACCGTCAAGTTTTTTTGGGTAGAACCCGTGTAGTTGAGGATCTTGTCATCCAGCACCACCGGGGCTACCACCCTTTACAATTTGATACCACCATGTACCCTTGACGGGATTTGCTGGTGGGGTGCTCGATACCCGCACCGTCAAACCATCTAACAGCTTGTCAAGGTCATCAGTGGTGGTCACGCCAAGAGCATTTAGCTTGGCTACAATCGCCGCGCTCAAATGAATCTGGCTCGATACAGACGATGGCTCAAGCACATCATAGTCCGTACCGTTATATTGCTTAATGGTAAAATCTTTGGTTGTTGCCACAGATTGTCACCTCATCTTTCTTGGTTATAAATCTTCAACGTTCTTAGGCTCATTGAGAATTTCCGTAAATTTCGTAGCCGCCTCTTTGATGTACTTGCAGCTCGCCAACAGGCACACGCCAATCACGGCAATATTGCTCAGCGCATCGGTATACTCAGCAGGAATCTCCCAGCCAACAAGCGTCGCAAAGTTGGGCAGAGCGGTTGCCGCTACGACAAGGAACGTCAAGCCAAGCACCACGCTCAAGACCTTCCAACCAGAGTTGATGAGCCTCTCACGCTCAAACGGCTGACCAAGTTGCTTGACGTTGTGATACAAGCCAAACGCCATATTGCTCAGATACGAGCAAAGGAAAATACCCATAGCATACGCCATGTTGAGAAGATTGCTAAGCATATTGTTAAGAAATTCGTTCATCCTCATCAACCTTTCTTCATCATTCTATCCAGCATGACCAGAACTTCCTCGCGCGTAGTAAAGGCACGAGGGCGAGTACCATCGGTCACGCCTTGCTTCTTCATCTCGGCAATACTTGCCGTTGCCCAACTCGATGCGGGCTTCTTGCCAAGGTCGGCAAGGTACACATCCATCATTTTGTTAAAATCTTCCTGAGTCATGCTATCATACTCCTTCATCATGGGCGGTAAGTTGAGCCTACGAACCATCGCGTTCGTCCATTTGCCGCCATCGTCCCATTGGAAATGCGGCTTGTCAGGGAACGACTTCCAATCGCCGCCCCAAGTGAAGCCCATCTCCTTACCAATCTTGCTAATGCCACGCCAGAAATTAGCATCGTCGTATTCGTGCCCTTTGACATTCTTGCAAACGTCAAACGCCAAGCCAACCTTATCCCAATGGAAGCTCGGCACAGCAGTCTTGGCATAGCCGTTCTTGCAAAGCTGGGCTTGATACTCGGCATCTCTCACCGTCTGCGTGACAAGCACAGGATAGCCAGCCTCCTTACACCGCTCAACAAAGATGCGGCAGTTGGCGGCAACATCAGGGCGCAGCTTGTCAATATCTCTACTGTTCAGCATATCCAATCATCCCTCAATGATGGATTGAGCCAGCGTCATCACGTTCTCAATCCCATACTCGCTCGCCATTTCCTTGACAAAGGTTACGGCGATTTTCTTTTTGTTCTCGGCGCGTTCCTTGAAAGCATATGCGGCGGTGTATACGCCAGTATCAGCCCATGCAAAGCCGCATACAGTCGCCAGTTGGCTCATGTCCTTATCTGTGCAGAACACGCCGATGGCCAGCGCTACGCTCAAGACAATAGTCACCAGCCACGACAGCACGCCCCACTTTTTCATCGTGGGGAATTTCTTCAAGAGCCTCATGTCTCAAAATACACCTGCCCTTGTTTGATGCCAGTCGGCGGCGTTGGGCTTACCTTGATGATATCGTCCTTGAACGTTGGATCGTTATTTTCTTCAAGCGAAACAATCTGGCTGGTGATAGCGTTGAGAGCCGCCGCATTGATGACCTTGTCAGTAAGGCTTGTATCAGCCAACAGATTCAACGCCGCATCAACATTGCCAGCTTGCCACAGATCAACAAACTGCCGCCATTTAGCTTTGTCAGCAAGGTGGATATCTTCATATTTCATCATGCGTTACCACCTGTATCAAACCAGAAGTCTCCAGCAGCTTGGTCAAGCGGTTGAGTGTCGCTAACCACATATGCCGGACTCCAACGCTGAAGGTAATACGTCTCAAGCGCATCCATAGAATCCTTGATATTGTTCAGGTGTTCAGCCGTGATGACCTTGTTTGCGCCATCCGTCATCTGCGCCAGCAGTTGCTTAGCATTGGCAATCTCGCCAGCTTGCATAGCCGATTGGTACTGCGCCAACAGGATAGCATCAGCCGCCGTTACGTCTTTCATAGTTGGAAAGTTATCCTTGGCGTTAGGAAAATTTGTTGCCATCTGTTCTCATCTCCTTATCAATATGGTGGATAATATGGGTACAGCGTCATAGCGTTGACATCCATACCACCAACATCCCCATAGTCCGCGCTAAAAGATTTAATCATATAGCGCTCAGTGGTCGTGCCGCCTTTAACCGCGTGCTCAATGACCGTGTTGACATCCAACCAAGGGATTGGCAACATCCCCATCGACAGCGTATCATTCAGTCGGCACTTCCAATAAATTTCGAGCTTAGCCCTCTCAAGCGCAAGTTCATCGCTCGTGATGTTGTCATAGTCGCCACCATACAGTACCTCTCGGATGATACCAACAGAGCCGCCAGTATAGAATGGGCTGTCGGGGTTGTCATCTTGCCATATGGCTCGAGCTTGCTGATGCCCCATGAACAACCACGACTTTACGCCATTGACCTCTTGCACATTGGCTACCCAATATACGTCCTTGGCAAGATTCTTGACTGGTTGCCCAGAGCCATCAAGCAGCGGCATAGCTTCATGCGTCACTGTGCCACCAGACACGTTGTTGCTGACGACCTTGATGGTAATAGCCGTATCCGTAATGTCGGCGTTGGGCGTAAACCCAATCATGGTGTTGGCTGGCAGTTCTGGAAGGGCGGCAATCTTGACCGTGATAGCACCGCCATCAATGGTAATCTCGCTAGGGTAGTTCACAATGTCATGGTTGCGCCCCCATACCTCAATGTAGTTCTTGACGGATTCAAAGCTCGTGTTGATGGATTCTCTCTGCACAATCTTAGGCAAAACATTATCATCCAGCAATACAGGAGCGTCTTCGCCAGTCGGGATATATTCATAGTGGAACACGCCATCAACGTCAAAATACATTTGATATTGTGGTAAGATATCACGAAGCGCGGTAAGAATATCGTACACTGTGCCGCCTTGTTCAATCTTGATTTCATACGGCACTTCCTGCACATTGCCGTCGCGCCGTTTGCAATCCTCGACAACGTACTTGGTAAAGCCAGCCAATCCAAGGCAAGTAATGATGGCCTCACGCACGCTTGAACCTTGCGGGATGACATACGGCACGCCAGTCAAAGCGCCATTGCGCAAGCCTGTCAGCTTTGCCATCAGGTCAACCGCGCTGAAGCTCAAGGTGTTGGTTGCGGCATCATATTGCCAACTCGGGTCGTTGATGAGGTATATGCCTTGATTGTACCATTGAATCTCGCCAGTACGGATGTTCTCAATGCCGATGTACGGCTGAATCATCTTATCAAGCCAAATCTTACTACCAGCCTTGATATCAAACGAGCTGTCGGTCACAACGATTTCAACGTTGCACGTGCGGCGAATATCGCTATCAGCATCAACGCTCACGTCAAAGCTCATCACATTGCCGCTCAGCTCATCCACGACCGCGTAGTCGAAGTCAAGCAGATTCACCTTGAGGTATCGGTTGATAATGCGTTGCTGGATGATATCATAATCCTGTTGCTGGATAATCATACCGCCATCACACTCCTTCTGGAATCATGCCCGCTTCATACATGTCTTGCTTGCTGTTGTGGTCGCCAATCTCCGTCCAGTCAGCCGCCATGGTATTCCAACCCATGCCGCTATGATCGTCAAACGAAACACTTAGATTGCCAGTGATATATACAAGCCATTGGTTGCCATTCCAATCCTTGATGATCTTGGGCTTCTTGTTGTTCAAGAACTTTAGCAGAGCCTCACGTTGCTGAACAATAGCCACACGGTCAAACTTGCCATCTCGCATATAGTTCGGCGGCATGATATCGCCACTGATGTTGCCCTGCTTATAATCCACCAAGCCATTGCTGATGATGATGGGGTACTTGCGGCCAAGCGCCGTGTACGTTCCGACTTGATGCACAGCGTCCATTGTGCCATATGTCACGTTGGCATAGAACTTGAACACGGTGTTGACATCGCAGATGAACACGCCGTCAAACTGGCTCAGGATTTCTTGGATGTTGTACTCACCCTCGACAATCGTTCCCTCGGTATTTGCCATGAGCGGCACATAGGCATACTCATATTCAACGCCGCTCGCCGTAGTCGTGTCATTGAACGTAAAGATAAAATCTTCGGGCGTATTGATCTCCACGGTCTTGATGGTCATCCAATCAAACGTACCCTTGACGCGCCGCTTAACCTTGACCGCCGTGATATCAGCCGTGATTTGCTCAAAGTTACCAGCATTGATGTTGCCATCAAAGTTGCAATCCATGATGGTATCAAAATCCCAGTCGGTAGGCTTGGTGTGGTTGTAATCCATCGTGGTGTTGCTGGTCACGTTGAAATGGTCAAAGATGCCGTTGGCCAACTTGGTCGTCGTGATGTTACGAATCATCGTCGCCATAGGGTCAAGCGAGTTGATGTCTGAGCAGAAATTATATCCTACGAAAGAAAGCATCAGACACTCACCCCCAAATTCTCAATGATGATATCATAAAGGTCGCCGCTCTGTCTGAGCCAAGCAAACACTTGGTCGGCATCGTCAGGCTTGGCAATCTGTGCGGACTTGATGACATAAGCCCAAGCAAAGTCAAGATTCTTGACGCGCAGTTCCCACCATGCCTTTGTTGCATCCTCGCGGTATACGAGGCTCACGGTGTCGCCAGAGGTATTGCTGAATCTCAACACCTCACCATCAGGAGTGAAGGCTCGACCCCAAATGCGCGTGGTGTAGCCATTGGTAATTTCATAGCCATCATCCCACATGACACCATGCTCACGAGCATCAAACGCTGTGCCGCCATCGGTATACACGGGCTCGACGCCCCCATCAATCTTACCGATGATTGCCACGACATTGCAATCAATCGTGATATAGCCCTCTTGACATTGGTTCGTCAAGTAGATATAACTATAAAGGGACGGTTGAGTATAGGTCGTCGTGAACATAACCTTGCCAGTGGTAATCTGACGACCTCCAGTAGTAACGCCAACGACCTCAACCATGTATGCCGTCTTATCAACCAGACCGCTGAACAGATAGCTCAGGTCAAGGGGCAAAGTCTTGCTTGAATTGTATTGAGCACCAGATGTCGACAGCAGCGTGCCAGCCGCAGAGTACAAGTTGAACACAAACTCGTTCAGGTATTCGTTGGCATTCGGCGTTACATTGTTATAGCGCACAGCAAATGCGTAACTACTATTGCCAACCGTCCCTTCGTCAACAATATTGGTAAAGGCGAAACTTGGCTCGGCATAGCAATAGAACTGCACGGCGTTGGATTCGTTGGATTCTTGCCCCGCGGCGTTCTTTGTTTTGATCGTCGCTTGATAATACGTGCCGTTGGTAAGCGTACCAGCAGGAACAATATGCTCCAGCTTGAAGCTCGTAACGCTTCCTGTATACACGACCTCAAGCGTTGCGTTGTTTTTGATAGTAATGGTATTGCCAGTTACTTGATCGCCACCACGAACCGCGAATGTAAATGTTTGCGCTTTGCTCGCATCAAAATAAGGAATAGGAGCAAGCACAGGAGTTGTTAGAGCCATACGTTGATTGCTCCTTTCTCTTAATTTTTATTTTCTCCAGTAATCATGAAGGCATTTGACATATTGCCTTCAGGAACAAACACACGATATTGATGATTTACTAATGGCGGATTCCCATAGTATGTCATCTTTGTTTGCACTCCATTCACAATAACAACACCAGTATTATTATCTAGAACACCAACACAAGTTGCATTGTAAATTTTTGTCGTTTTTTCCATAGCTCTTGAAATCATAACCTCAATAGCATCAAGAATTTCATTCCTTGCGTCCACGCCTTCACCTCGCTTTCTGTTTAGAAAAATGGCGGCTCAGTAAACACCAAGCCGCCATAATATTAAGTTGCCGCATAGCTTCTTTGAATCGCCATCTGCTTGAGGCCGTCAACAAACTGCTGCGCATTGCGTACACTCGGCAAGCTGACATTAGCGACATTCAGAATGGTATTGCCCGCGCCAGACCTATTGGCGAACCAACGCGGGTCAGAGCCAATCTTCATCAGATTGCGTGTAATGTCAGCGGGAATGATACCATCGCCTTTATTCAGAACGCGCAACTCTGGGCCTTGTTCGCCGACCATGGATAAGCCGCTTCGAGCCGATAGCGTACCGCTGGCATAGCCACGCGGATTCAACCGCTCAAGCTCCTTACGCAACCTCTCGTTTTCATCGTGCAATCTCTCCCGCTCTGCTGGGCTTGCATTAAACCATGCCTCCGAGTTGTTTGCAATCTGGTCTTCGAGCCGCATGATAGCAGATTGGTTGGATGCGCTGACTGGACTCGAAGCACTTGGCCTGTTACTCGGCGTATCTGGGCCGTGACCAGAACCACCTTGGAACGTACCGTACTCGCCAGTATATCCCTGATGATAGCCATATTGCTTTACCAGCCTATCGAACAGCGCCTGTGTGGATTCAACCTTGCCCTCAAGACCAAGAGCCTTTAGCTTTGCATTACGTTGTCCAGCTACGCCAGAAATCCAGTCAATGCCATAACCTTTCTTAATAGCATCCTCAAGCAACACCCCGTAATCTTTATCCTTGTCCCAGATGGAATTGTACGCAGAGTTCAAATCCCACGTGTTAAGGTTGTCGTTGCCATCTCCCCAAAGGTTACCGTCAGCAATACCGCCACTACCAAATCCAGATAGCGAACCCATAAGCGCGTTGTACTGACTGGCAAAGCTCTGAAGGTTTGCCAAGCGCGTCTGCCAGTTGGCATTCTCTTGCTCAATACCAAACATCTGGTCGGCGAGAAGCTTGTTCTGCTGGAACTCATACTCGCTGGTTAGATTGCTCCAACCCTCTTTGTATTCCTCCCAACGAGCCTTCTCCTCTTCGAGCGCCGCTGTTTCGTTCTTGCGCAGAGTCTCAATATATTGTTTCTCAGCTTTGAGCGAATCCTCAATGTACTTCTTGCGATTCTCGTAATCCTTTTGGCGATAGTATGCATTTAGCTCGTTTTGGGATTTGCTTACCTCGTCGGCATCTGCTTGATATACAAACTGTCCGTCCTTGAATACCATCTGCATGGTATTCTTGGCTTTGTCCAGCGCCTCAAGTTTCTGCTGTAAAGCAATCTGGTCTTCAACGGCTTCGTTCTGAGCCTCAAGAGCGTCAAGTTGCGCCTGAGCGCGGTCTTCTGCATCCTGAAGCATCTGGTCATACTTGTCGTTGATGGCGTCAATTTGGTCTTGCAGTTCCTCAATTTTGCGAGAGGCATATTCGACGTAGTAGTCGATGACGCCCTGCATCATCTGCTTCTGCTCGTTTAGAGCGTCAGAGACGGAATTAGATACGTCGTTTACTGCATCCTCAGCGTCTTTCTTGACCTCTTTGACGGCGTCCTTTGCCTCTTTTTTATTCTTCTGGGTTTGCTTAGAGGTAGATGTGCCACCGCCTCCGCCACCAGTCGTTGTGACTGTAGGCGCTGTTGGCGTATAGCTGGTTTTGAGAGAACTCCATAACGAGCTAGCATAATTTTTCTTTGCCCAAGCCATAGCTTGTTCAGAAGAAATTTTATTGCCCTTTGCCCATTGAGAGAGCATGTAACCAGTTGCCGACGTGCGAACTTGATTGCTTACTGTGTTCTCATCCATGCCGAACACAGCTGCCACAGCTTGAGCCGTATAACCAGCTTGAAGCGCGAGGGCTTGCAGATTGGCAATCTGCCCAGACACATCAAGATTGGTATTACCAACCGTGATAATGGCGTTTGCCAGCACATCAACAAGCTCTGTACTCGTTAAGTCAGCTTGGCTCATAATGGACTGAAGCGCGGCAACCTTTTGATTGGTCAAAAGGTCTGTATTGTTGACGTCGATGATAGCGTTAACAACATATTCTGTCAGAGCGTCGCCAGTCTTCTTTGCTTCCTGTCCAGTCTGATATAACCCGTCAACATAATTGCTAACATAGCTCGACGCAGACGACATAGCCTCTTGAGCATCGGCAAGCGCATAAGTCAACTGCCGTTCGCTCTCGGTGGCCGTCATAATATCTGGGTTGAGGATGTTGATAGCATCAGCAAGACGGCTTGCCTCAGATGCGGTCTTTTGGTAATCCGCAAGCTGTTCATCGTTCAGCTCATGGGTCTTGTTAAGAATATCTTGATATTCTCTGAGCTTGTCAATAAGCTTCTGATAATAATCCTCGCCAGTGAGGATCGTCGTGGTTTGCTCAAGGCGAGTGCGGCCAGTCTTACGATCTGTCTTCTCAGTATACGACGTTTCAATCGTACTAGCATTTTCAAGCGTCTGTCTGGCTTGTTCTTTGGCAAGTTTCCGATACTTCTCAATCTGAGTCTCAAGCTCGGCGTTCTCTTTTTCAAGGGCATCCTTCTCAGCAAGAATCTCTGGTGTCTTGTCGTTCCAAGCCATGCCATTGATTTCGTCAAGGCGCTCTTTGTTGGTTTGGAGCTTCTGGTTATCCGTATCGATAGAATCATTCAGCTCATCGATACTCTTACGGCTATCCTCAGTTGCTTTCCATAAAGCGCCACCAACAGCAAGAGCGGCAGCCACAGCAAGGATAATAGGCAAGATACCAGTAAGGACGCCACCGCCAACGCTAAGTGCCTCAAAGAATCCAGACGCGCCACTCGCCGCAAGACTTGCCGCCGCGCCAAAGTTCTTGAACTGGCTAATGACAGACGGGATAATCTTAGACGCCTGAAGCAATCCAGTTGCGCCCCAGCCAACACCCGTCAGCAAGGTAATCTGCGTGACAATGCGGCCAAGGTCTGTATTAGCAAGTTGTAAGAATCCATTAGCCAAATCCAGCACAGCGCCAACCAACTCATCATCAATGACGTTGTTGGCAAGGTCTTGGAATGTCGCCTTGACCGCCGTAGTCTTGGCCTCAAGGCTTTCCATGTAGGCGGCATTTTCTTTAATTGCCGAGCCACTGGAATTGAGAGCCGTGGTAGTTGCATCTGTTGCGTGCTTAAAGTTTTGCATAACAGACGCAAGCACCTTATATTGGTTCGTACCAGCAATGGCATCGCCAAGCGCAACGCGCTCAGCTTCACTCATGCTGTCCCACGTGGGCTTCAGCTCTGCGAGGACATCATAGGTACTCTTGAGATTGCCATTGACATCCTCAACTTGAATGCCGTAATCTTCGAGAGCGCCTTGGTTTTTGACAATACGAGATGCAATGGTATTGAGTCCGCGCGCGACTTGAGAGCTGCGTCCGGTCATAATTTCAGTGCCAGAAGTTACCAAGCCAATAATTTGCTCAAACTCATTGCCATAAGTAGCCATGCCAGCACTGGCAATCTCCATCGCCTGAGACAAGTCGTTTGTGCCTACCGAGAAATTGTTGGCCACCTCATTGTATGCGTCAATGACATGAGTGGCAAAATCCGCATCTTCGCCAAACGCACGAATCTGCGAAACGATAGACGACGCGGCATCCTCAGCGCTAACCGCTGTGTCCGCTACGTTCTGATATTGTGCCGCAACCTTTGCGAGAATGGCCGCATCTTGGTCGTTGAATCCACTCTTGCGGAAGGTTGTAGCCGCTTCAACCATTTCTGACGTGGTTGTTTAGTCTTGATTATTTTTTCTTAGGGTCGTAAATGCCATAGTCGTTGTCATATTTGTCTTGCGCTTTGACTTCGTTAATCATCTTTTCCCGCTCATCAGGGTCATCAATGCGTTGCTGAGACCCAATCATCAAAGCATTCAATATCGTTCCAACAAACGCCCAAATGCCAATGGCAACGCCAAGATGGTCAGTAGTCACGCCGAGATACATACACAGCGAGAACCAAGCGACATTAAAGATAAAGATGCCGCCAGCTTTTCCATGACCGCGCATACAAGCGCCAGCAATACCCTTGCAGATGCAGTATATGATGCCGACCCACATTCCAATTACCAATACCATAACTCAAACCTCCAATATTTTTTTGATGGTTAGAGTATAGCATGAAAGAAAATATTTGTCAAGACTAAATTTCCGAGGGTTTTCAATCCTCGCCTGAGTACTTCTTCGGCCTATAAATTTGGAGGCTCGCCCTGTATACTCGATTGACACACCGCTCATCACGGCTTCGCGCCCAAGCTGCCCTTCTCCAGCGGTTAGGTATTTCAACCATGCGCCATCCTTGCCGTTTGATTGGTTTCCCACATTCACGCTCAGGCATATCTCATCCTCACGTTGTAGTGACAAGGCTCTTCAGGCTTTCAAGGGTTTAGGGGCTGTTCTCAGTGCTGGTTTACCATCCCATCACTCCGGCTCAGACCGATTTGGTTTGCCGGTGCGCGCTACGGTTTTGCCCATCTTAGATAGGCTCTGGACATAGCTCTCCAGTCCACTTCCGCGCAAATCCGAAACTTTCTTAAATTCCGTCATCGCGCTATTCAGCGTGTATACCTGCTCGACCATGCTGGAAATTGCGTCAACGGAACGACGGAACACCTCGTTCATCGCATTGAATGTCGCTTCGACATCTCCGGCATCTCGAACCGCTTGCTGGCTTGCACTTGACATATCCCCAAGCTCAGCAGTCACAGAGCGAATGCCCTTGCCGTCAACTTTGAATGTGACCTTCTTTGCGGCATTGTTGAGCTGCGATTGGATATTGTTTAAGTCAAGTACAACTTTCGCAAGAATACTATAATCATTGTTAGAAGCCATATCTCACACCCTTTCATTATTTGTGATTTTGGCTCTGGACGACAGCCCAACCTATGAGCACAGCCTCCGCCTCGTCATCCATGTTCTTTGTGCTGTTGGGCTTAACCCACACCAAGTCAAGCCCAAATATTTCATTGGCCATGTGTACGGCTTTCTCTTTGAGAACATCGCGCGTCATGCCTTTGCGTGTGCCGTCAAACATTCCAAGATCACGACGCCAAACAGTTGGTAACAGGAACGTTGGCTTGAGTCTAAATCCTGCGCAAAGACTTAGAATCATGCCTTGAACCGCGCCAAGTTTCATCAACGTGTTAGCCCCGGGCTTCCTTGGAACGTCCTCCATATACACCGCATCGGGCTGATACTCGCGGATAATCGCCGCAAGCTCCATGGTCTCAGCCATGACGTTCTCGCGCCAATCATCATGTTTTTCTTTGATGACACCGTGAGCCACAAGTTCACCATCGTCAAAAATGGCATACCCCGTGGATTTTGTAGAGGCGTCAAGCGATAAAATCTTCACGCCATCTACCCCCTCTTCTTCGTGACGGTAAGTCCAGCTTGAGCAAAGCCTTGCCGCGTCCACTTGATAATATCCTCGCCATCAATATCCTCAATGAGCGCATCCCAAGCATCTCGACGTTGCGTCCAATAGCCATCTCCGTATTTTGGGCCAGATGCGCCATTATAGATAAGCTCAGCCAGATATTCACGAGCGTCGCCCCACGCTGGGTCAGTAGAGCCATGTTGGGGGATAGTCGTCGTCAAGTTTAAGTCCATCTCAGATGGCTCATAGTGGAATTTGGCCTGAACGTGCATTCCCGAAATTTGAGCCTTGTCAACTTTCCATGCTTTCTGGAATTGCCCAGTCCGCTCATAGATACTTGGCTTGCCACGCCGATAAACATTGGCCTCAATCTCAAGCTGGTTGCGTTCAGCAATTTTCGTCATGATATAATCCACGACGATTTGCAGACGTGGCATGAGGTCTCGCCTCAGTTGGGCATCATTTCGTGGTAAGGTTGCCATACTTCTTCACCACGGCATCAAGCTGCTCCTGATACTTTGGCAGAGCCTTGATAATCTGAGCCAAAGCACGCTTGGTGGATTCGGTATATTCGATGGCTTCATAGACGCTAAACAGATTTTTGATTTCTCCACAAACCGCGTTAATCAAGCCGCTCTGCAACAGAAGGTCATGTCCAAGCTCTTCCAGCTTCTCGGTCGGAATATCCGTAGCAAACGCCAGCACGCACATATCAATATTCTGTTCGCGCTCTGCCCAACTATCAAGCCCTTTGACGCCGTTGACAATCGCCTGAATCTGGGCATACGTCAGATAAGGATTGACATGCACATCATATTCCTCAAGGTACACCTTGTCCATTGCTTTAATTTCCTTCATATCCGTTCATTCCTTTCATTCGTCAAAATTTTACATATTGCGACGCATACATTATGCCAAGACCAGCCATCACACAAAGCCACGGCCAATTCTTCTTAATCCATGCGCGGATATCAAATTTGCCAGCATCCTCCAACGCCGAAACTTTGGTCTCAACCGCCGTGAGCTTGGCGTTCATGTTCCTATTCGCCATCTCTGAGTTCGTCTTCATAGACTTAATCTCTTCAGCCTGAGCATCCATCTTATCGTTGAGCTTAACCATTGATAACTGAACATCCTGCATAGTTTGAGCCAAGACCTCGTTGCTCTTTACGCTTCGAGCGATAAGGTCTTGTAAGAATGGACGAGTAGATTCGAGCGCGGTGATGCGGTGGTCATGGTCATCCAGACGACCAAAAATCTTTCCGATATCGCCATCTGCCATTTTGCTTCCCTCACTCTCTGAGTTTATATTCGCCGGATTTTAATTTTCTCACGCGGACATAAAGAGGTATATGGTCAAATGGGTTCTTGACGCGGATTGTTTGCTCACCAAGGTCTACATATAGCCAACCCTTGCGCTCTTCACGAACGCGACAATATCCTGCCGGGATATCTACGTTGCGCTTAACCTTGCAATCGGCTGGCATATAATTGTTGGCTCGCCACGCGCCCGTTTGTGGGCATAAGTACATCCATGGGCAAGCCTCCTTGGTGATACGACAAACATTCTGGTCTACATATTCGCACATCCTATTCACCTCAAATTTTTTCTTAAAAAAATAGGGTAAGCAATGCAAAGATTACTTACCCTATTTTTTGTCAGTTCACGTCAACGTAGATATACGCGGGCGCAACAGAGGCATAGCCATCCAGCGTGACGCTAATAACGGTCTTACCAGCAGAGGCAGCAGCAGTCACAACACCCTTGTTATCAACGGTGGAACCACCAGAGACAACCGTGAAGGTGAAGTTACTATTGTCCTTGCGCTGAGAAGCGGTAGAACCACCATAGACAACACGAATGACAGCGGTCTCCTTCGCGGAAACGCCAAGAGCCATGTCAGAATTTTCACAGGCCAAGGCAATAACATTGTCTTGCCACTTAGCACCATAGACCTGTTCGGTCATCGTGCCGTAAGAAGCGTCAGCGGTGCAACCCTCAGACGCAACATAGCGCAGAGCCGTACCGGTGAGCTGAGTAGGCGCAGAACTGGTCGCATTGAGCGTGAGGTCCTGAGACGGGTCAAGACCAAGACGAGGAATATCGGTGATGAGACGACCAACCTTAGACGCAGAAGCATCAGCGTTGATGTCGGCATTGTACAGGTCGTTCAGAAGAACGATATGCAGCTCCTCGGGCGCGAAGTCCGCAGGAATCGCCATCATGCGAGCATTCTCATCCATGTACGGATACTTGATGCAATACACGTCGTTGGGCTTTGCATCAGCAACCGTCAGGTAATACTTGCCGCCAGTTTCGGTGATAGCGCCAATAGACCAACCAGCGTCGGCAGGCTTCTTATACCAACCGATCATCGTGCCGTTGAACGCGGCGGGCTTATTCTTAAGTCCAATCTGACCAGCGGTGACAACGGTCTCGCCAGCGCCAGTGGATTCATAAAAGCTCGTACCACCCTGCTCAATAGTCGCGCCAAGAGACCACGCCAGATACTCCAGCTTGAAGGTTGCGTTGGTGATAGTCACGTTCAGCGTGCTATCAGAGAACCAACGACCAAGCAGAGGATTGGACGTGCCGCCGCGAACCTCATTAGGAGAGGCGCTGAAAGAGAACGTGTTCTCGGTCAGGGTATTACCCACGCCAACAAACTCGTTGCCTCTGAAAATCAGGGCAGTGCCAACATTAGCAAGAAATTTTTCTGCCATGAAATATTTTCCTCCTTGTTACAAATTATTTTGTTGCAAGAGCTGTTCGGCATGGCTTGAGTCATCGCCAACCGCAACATCGGCAACACTACCGTCGCCACCAAACGACGCCTTATATTTGCCCATGCTCGTGATATATCCATCGTACTTACCCCTCTTGCGCGGGTAAATCCAATGGTCAACCTCTTTGCCAGCATACATAGTAATGGCACGAGTTGTTTCAAAGTCAACCTCGCCAGAGCATTCTTCAAATACGCCTTGATGCTCTCTGAACGTCATCTTCATCTGTTCTTGTTTTGACAGCCCAGTATGCGCCGTGATAATATACATCTTGCGCTCAAGCGTCGGGAACTCTCGATTGAAATTTTTAACAGAATCCGTAAGCTCCATAGTTTTCTTGAACTCTGGATTGACATACGAGTCGTCATAGTGTAGAATGTTCTGGTATAAAATAATCTTGGTAAGCTCGTCAAATTGTTTGGCTGATAATGTCAGGTCATGCGTCCTGTCAACAAGCACCAGCTTGCCTCTCTCGTCTGGCATAACAGCCCAACTTGTAATGCCGCAGTAAGACAAGATGTTTGTCAACTTATCCTCAAGGTATTCGTCCGTGGGCTTAATGACCTTGACGAGATATTCTAGATAGGACATCTGGATAATCTCAACAGATGGTGACGAGTTCTTATCATGTTGCAAAATGTCTATGCTTGCCAAGAAAGTTTCGGCCTCGTCAAGCATGATTGGGCGAATCGTGATGACTTTATCATGAACCACATACGGCACAGGTTTATCAAACGCAAAGTATGCTCTGCGCAGAAAGTCAATATCAACCGCCATTGCAATCAACCTGTTTGCCAGTGTCGCCAGCCATCACGCCCATGAGTAACTGAACACCCGTAAAGGTTCGCTCGTTGCCAATGACGGATTTGGCGGCACAATATCTCGACATATCATCCAGCCACGTCAGCTTACCAACACCGCCAACATAGGCGCCGTTAAGGACGGTCAGCATAATATTGATAAACAAATCGCCGCGACTGACAGGAATACCGTTGTATTCCACAAGGCTCATCTGACCGCCATAAAGAAAATCAAACGCGTACACAATGTTCGCCTGATACATTTCCTTTGGCGCATCATAATAATTGTAGACCTTGAGGATACACTTGCTCGTAGGGATGGCGTCTTCAATGAGGTTGGTAAAGAACACGCCGTATTTCTCCTGTCGCCCAGTTTTCCATAACAGCCCAAGCTTTTCCTTAAGCGTCAGGTTCGGCTTAGACAGCGCATCATAGCCGTTGTACTTGAGAAGCTTCCACAAGTTCTCGGCATCAGTAGATGTCGCCAGATACGTCAAGATGTTATAAGGGATAATAGGCAAAGCCGACAGACTATTGTACATCAGTTGCCACCTCCCAATTTACCAGCGTTGTCCAGAATCTTACCGAGGTCATCATCGCTAGAGTAGCTCATAGACGAATTATCCGCAAGCTGTTCGGCAATATTGTCGTCATCATGCTCCTCGTCAAGATACAGGTCAAGATACAGTAACGTATCATAATCTGTACTCAGGTTGGGATTCAAAGCATTCTGATATGCCCATAGCTTGAATGGACGACCTCCAAGGATATACCGCGTGTTGAGCTTGAACAGTCTGAGCGTATCAACATTGCCCTGCACCATCACCGTAGCATGGTTGTTGGGCGTCAGCAGATACGTGGTCACACGGGCATTTGGCGCTTGCATATCGTAATCAACAACGCATGGAGCACTGAACACCTCGCCAGTGGCAGGGTCGATGATACGCAGAGCGTTGTTGCAACGGCGAATCGCTACGTCCTGCGGCAGACCTGTGAACTGGTTATAAGCATGGACAATCCACCAACTGTTGTCGAACTTGTAGTACAAGCCGCGCTCACTGGTCTTATTGATGCTTCTGAAGATGAGCTTCATAAAATCTTTGGTATCCTTGAGGCCGGTGCTCGTGTCAGCCACGGTTGGCTTAACCCAAGCCTCAATAGCCTTATATTCAGCAGAACCGATTCCCTGCTGTTCAAGGATTTCGCCGCCATTCTCAGGCGTCTTGGCCGAGGTGTTTGTCCATTCCTCATCCTGAAATGCTTGCTGGTTTGCGCGATAAAGGTCGTTCGGCGTGGCATTCATAATAGTGTCGGATGCGGATTCAAAAAAATCAAACGGCATCACGTTCACCATCCTTATCCAGTACATGAATCATGTGGAACACCGTACGACGAACTTGGTTATGGTCGGCATCAGAGCCAAGCGCCTCTAAGCCGCGAACCATTGAAGTCATGCCATCATCAATGCCCGCAACCATGACGCTCAGACGGCTCAGGTACGCAAGATACGCCCTGTAAACCATCTCGGATTGCGTTTCCACAACCTCTTCATACATCGGTAAGATTTTGTAGACAGCGGCAATGGCCTTATCCTTGTTCATCTCACCACCACCTTAAAATTCGTAGGCGGCAATGTCGAGCAAGAGATAATCCTGCGTCGCTCTATCCACTTCCTCGCGCAGCTTGTCAATGATGTTTTGCTTTTCCTTAAAGTTCTGCGCCTCAGAGTTAAACGTAAACGCCGAACTAACCTTGAGCTTCAAGGCAATCTGAGCGGCGTTATTCGTCTCGCGTTCCCACCATGCAATAACCCAGTAGCGCGAGAGGATGTAAACCTCAAGCACAGACAGGTCGGCATTGAAAGAACGCACAACATCATTATAGGCAAGGTCTTGACGACACTCCGTAAACTGAGCTACGGCGTTCATCAAAAGACCATCGCAGAACTTCTTGAATTTGTCCTCACTCTGGTCAAACAGCTTGCCGAGCTTATAGTCCGACACAACTGTCAGAGCGAGGTCTTCAATTTTATCAAATGATGTCAAGATGGCATCACTCCTTCGCAGTTTCGTCTTCGTCAGGCTCGATAAGCATCAAGTCTTTCCCGCAAAGTTTACCAATCTCAATGGCCGCGTTCGCATCAACAAACTGGCCATGCTCACGGCGAGAAACAATCATGTCAACGATGATTTGCTTCTGAGCCGCGTTCACCATCTTGTACGTCTCAAGAATGGTCTGTCCGTCCTTGTCAAACAGCTCTCTCAGCGCTTTTTCGTCGAGCAGATTGGCGTAAATATCCGTGAGGTTATGCTCCTCAGCAAATTCCTTGTCGGCAATATACACCGCGCCAGAATTGATAAGGTTAATCATATTCTCGACAATGATGTTTGCCTCTTTCTCGGCGAAGTCACGATGGTTGAACTGGCCAACAATCGACCACATCACAGTGCCGCGCAGAACAACCGTGCCATTGGTCAGGTTGACAAAGCGGATGCGCTTAGCCGACTGCTTAGCGGCCTTGGGTTCATCGCCGCCCTTAGACATCATCTGTGCCATGAGCGCCATCTGAGTCTTCAGCTCTTCAAGCTGGGCTTTCAGATCGTCATTTTCTTTCTTGATGTCCTCAGCTGGCGTCTCAACAACCTCAGCCTCGGCAACCTTTGCGGTTTCACTCTTGGTTCTTGCCATATTATAATCTCCTTTTATTCCGTTTATTCAATTCTTGAAATAAGAGGGGCATAAGCGCCCCTCTATGTTTCAAATCAGTCGGTGATGGTGTAAACGCCAGCCTTGGCAGCAGAGGCGTACACGAAGTCCCAACCCTTGCGATAGGTGAAGTTAGAGGTCAGGTCGGCATTGTCGAAGTGCTGGTTGGTGTTGGTCATGGCCGCAGTCATAACACCCTTGACGAGCTTATCGACAGACGGGGAAACAACATAGACCTTGTTGGCGGGCAGGACGAGCTTGCCAGTCGCATCCACAGCGTTGTTCAGGCGCATGATGGGGAAATCGATGATGTTGTTGAGGATTTCGATAGAGCCACCCTCGCCACTGACATTCATGCGATAGCCAAGAGCGCTGTCGGGCAGAACCTTGAGCAGAGCGGAGGCAGAACCGATGATGTAAGGACGAACGCCGCCGTTGAGAGCCTGAACGGTCTCAGCCATCTCGACGAGGTCGGTAAGGCTCATAGCGCCAGTCTTGTTGAGGTCGCCAACGGGAATCGCGGCGATACCAGTGTTGAGCGCACCAACGGCATCCTTGTACATCTCAGCCTCAACAGAGGTCAGGAGCAGGTACATGAAGTCCGCAATGTTCTCCTTGCCAGCGAGGACGCGATACAGGTCGCTGTAAATAGTGACGATGTGCTCAACAGGAGTGACCACGATCTCGGACACGGACTTCTTCTGACGGAAGGTCGTGCGCTGACCATTGGCGTTCAGACTCACGGTGTAGAAGCTACGAGGCATAATCTTGAACTTCACAATGTCACCGATGCCAGCGGTGCGGAAGTCCGCAAAGATGCTGAACTGAGGCAGGATAACCTGCGGGATGATGGCGTTGATGGTCGCATCGATAATGGCGAACGCAGCCCATTGAGTGGACGGATGAGCAATCCAAGCGTCAACAGCATTGTCCTTGCGGAACACGCCGGACTTGCGCTCAACCTCGGCAAACCAAGCGTCCTGCATGAGAGCCTTGGTCTCAGCAGTCTGCTTCTTGTCGCAGAAATAGGACATAGCGGCTTCATAGAAGTCGGTATTCTCGCCAGCAAAAGCGATAAGGTCTTTATTCATAAGCATAGTATATTTTCTCCTTTCTACAAATTTCTTTACGCGTTCTTCATGCAACGCAGAACGGCGGTCTTAACCTCGTCAGCGCCACAAGTGATGGTGTGCAGACCCTCAACGCGGAAATACGCGCCAGCGGCAGGGGCAGAAGCAGTGGGAGCAGCAAACTTGCCGTTCGCGCCAACGCCGCAGTACTGACCAACCTGAGCGGTAGTGGGCAGAGTGCCGCCAACAAACGCAAGAGCGTCAATCTCAACGCAGTCAAAGCCAGCAACAATGCCCTTGATGTCCATGGGCAGGCCAGCCTTGTTGTAGAAGTAACGAATGTCGTCATGAATCTGCATATCGAGGGTCTTGCCAACCTCGGGAGTAGCAACGAGCCAAACATTGACAGAGTTAGCCGCAGCAGGGGCAACCTCATACTGATAGCCAGTGATGTCGCCAGCGTCGGTCTTTGCAATCTTGGTAAGGGTAACGAGAGTGCCGTTGTCGATATCAGCGGTAGCATAAACGCCAACCATGTTCAGGGCGTCGACATCCCAGCACATCATGTTCGTGGTATTCACAATGCCGTGATTTGCCATAATTTTTCAATCTCCTTCTTAAAATATTTTTAATGTTGATTTCTCAGGCGAGTCCAAATATCTTCGGACTGCTTGTTCATCTTGGGTTCTTTTGGCATAGCGAACGTAAGAACGCCAGCCTCGTCTTTCTTGACGACCTTCTTGACCTCACTAAAGCAAGTAGCCTTCACCTTGTTGCTCCAAGCGTCAAGATTGCCATCGGTGCAAGCCAGACCTTCCTCGCGGAAAGCGGCAAACTGCTCGTCCGAAACAAACGGGCGAACCTCAGCCATCACAGCCTCAACAGCACAAGCCGTTTCCTTAGCCATGGTGACTTCCTTGAACTTGCGAAGTTCCTCAAGCTCAGTATCCTTTTCCATAATGATATGGTCGCGGTCTTCAACATCCTTAGAGAGCTGGCCAATCTTAGCCATCATCTCATCCTCAGACATCTTTTCCTCGCCCTTGTCATCAGGATTCGGCTCTGCGGCAAAGCGATAGTCAGCCACGTTCTCAGGCTCAGCAAACCTCTGAATATTGTCGGTTTCGACAAATTCCTGCTTAACCTCAACAACCTCATCGGCCGCCGTCAGACCATCTTCTGTCAGACTAAAATCAAGACGATAGAGTTTCTGGTCACGGTCAATCAGGATAGCAAACTTCTGGTTATCTTCCTCATAGATGCCTTGAATGCTATATTCCCAATGGCGCTCCTCTTCCATGATTCTCCAGAGCTTACCCCAAAGGTCGCCAATGTTCACGGCGGCAAACTCAATTTCCTTAGCCATCTTTTCCTCCTTTCCGTCAGACTCTAAACCAAGCGATTTATAAATCTTCTCGATTTTCTTTACAACCGCAAACTCACCTTCCTGCTTGGCATAAGCCAGGGCGGATGCAAGCCCATAGCGGTTATACACAAGCGTATCACCTTTGATTTCCATGACAGGATATTTCAGGTGTTCAGACGGCGTATCTTCCCAACCACTCTCAACCAGCATATACGCCGATTTGACAAGGGTGGCGCGATTAGATGCCGCCATGATTTTGTCGCGCAGAGCCGACTTGTCCACATCGCCCCACGCCGTTTCCGACATGGTGTCCTTAGACTTGTCAACCTTGAGCTTCTTGCCGTCAGCCATAGATTGTTTCCTCTCTTCAGCAAATTTCTTTAAGGCAGAGCTGGCAGAGCCATGTTGCCATTTGCCGTAACAAGCCTCAGCGTCTTGCTCGCTAAAGCGAACGAACGTAATGTCGCTCTCAGGGCAACTTGGACGCACAGTCTTGCCAAGCACGGTTACGCCCTTGATGTCAAACGCCGAAGCATTGTCGTCCTCATCCATCTCAAACTTTGCCTCAATGCTCACAGCGCGCTCATTATCTTTGGCAAAGATATCGCAAAAGTCTGCTGCATAGCGCTTGCTGATAATGCCGTCAACATACGCTCGCAGATAGCCATCGTCATCCTCGACGAACTCAACCTCTTGCTCTTTCGGCACAATGCCAACGATATGCTCAGCATCGGTATGCGTGGTTGCATCGCCCCACTGAACGTCAGCAACAATCCATTTGCCAAGAACGCTCGGCGCAGATGCTCTCAAGCAATCCTCGCTAATGCCAATGTCATGGCTGTTGGGTCGCGTAGAAAGAAAGCCGAGCCGCGCGATGCTATACTCTTGCTCTTCGTAATCAGAAAATTCAACCCGCTTGATTTCCTCGACTGCAAATTTAATTTCTTTCTGCAATCCTCTTCCTCCTTTCCTTAGAAATTTGGATTATATTAAAGCTCACCAAGGAACTTCAATAACTTTTGCGTGCGCTTGAAATACAAGCAACCATCGTCGTCTTTGTATAGCGCGATAAACCCATGCTGGGTCAGCTTGATAGCCTCATCGCCATCGGCGCAATAATACGCCGACACATCATCTGGACAACCCAAGATAATCATGCTTGAGCCTCCAGTTTCCAGAACGTCTTCACATCATGGTCAAACGACATAGCGCTTGGATACGCCTCGATCTTATCGGCAAGCAAAATCGCTTGATCAACAATGCGGTTGTAATCCGCAAGCAGCTCAGACAGGTCGGCGTACACATGGAGGTCGTTGTTGTCAAGCGCGATTCGGCAAGCGCCCATAAACATCGTCTGGAAGTCAACAGAGCGATCACGCATAGAGAAAATAATTTCCTTGACGCTACCAAAATCCTCTGCGCCACTCGGCGTTTCGCCATACACCACCGGGATATTGTACCGCTCAAGACAAAGCTCGCCAATTCTATCGCTCAGAGCAGGATAGTAATGAGCGATGCCATGATGGATGAGGTCAGCAGAATGGTTGCAAGCAAACTTGACACCAAGCACAGAAACCATGCGGTCAAACTTGCGGTTCTCAACAAAGCATTGCTTAATAAGCTCCATCAGCGCATCTTGCGTTGGTTTAGATACAATCATTTCATTTCACCTCTTCACTGGTCGTCATTCTGCTGTGCCGATTCAGACTTGTCAACAGGGTCAAGCTGAGGTCGGCCACCAGAGTTGCCGCCATCTTTGCTCGTGTTTGCGTTCATCAGCAGTTGCAGATTCTTCGTCCAGCCAGTATTCTTGCTCGCCACAAGGCTACGTTCAAACAGCACGGGGTTCATGCCCATAGCAGATGCCCACGCCGAGCTGTCAAGGACAATGCCCTTGTCTGCGTACTTAAACATTGTGTCGATGCGTTGCTGGCGCTCATAGCGATACGTCGCACCTTCAAAGACAAACTGCCACTTGAATTTCTTGGTGAGCTGGTTTCCAAAGAACGTCATAAACTTGCCAAACTGGTCATAGAGCGGACGCATCGTTTGATATGTTTCATTCTGGCCAGCTTCAATCTCTGCGTTGCTCATACGGTCAGAGCTGTAAATGACGCGGCCAACATTGCTACCAACAGCGGCAGTGGAGCTTGCTTGCGTCGTGTACATATCGGGGTTCTTGTCCTCAAACTGGAAGAACTTGTTATCAGCAGTCGGCATAGCCACAGCCTTAACAGTAGAAGTTAAGCCCGCCTTGACCTTACCCATGAACGTACCAAGCGTCTTTGGGTCGATAGCAAATTGGTTCTTCTGAGTGCCGCTCTTGGCGTTATCGAACAACTGGATAGCACCAGCCAAGATACCATACGCCGATACCATGTCCTTGTTCAGTTGAAGTTGCTGAACCTCATCATCCGTGATTGCATTCTTGAGAAGTGGCGCAAGATATGGCGTGGTGTTGAAATTGCTCAGGTCAAACTTGAACGCCCAAGCGCCATCATTCGGACTCGTCTGCGTCCACATCGCGTAAGTACCAATGCGGTCGTTAAACGGGTTGGTAGGTCGATAGCTCTCGATGGGTCTTGCCTCGGCCCCAAACACGCGCTGATAGTAACGCTTGAACGCAGGGTCATAAGCATCAATGTCAACAGATGGTTGGAGGAAGTATGACATATCAAAATCGAATAAGGGGCCCACGTCACTCATGCCTGTCAGCATACAATAATTTTGTGGAAGGACTTGAAGCGCGAACTTCATATTCCCACGATTGCCCCATTTGGTTTTTCTAAACCACGTATAGTAAACCTCATGGGTCAACAGTTGCTCAACAACCTTTCGAAACTCGCCACGGTAATCAAACTTAAGCAAGAAGTCGTCAATTCTGCGTTTATCCGCAAGATAGGCGTCTGTGCTATAGTCGGAATCTTTGGCGTTCACACAAACAAGCTGGAGGTCAAACGCCAGCGCATTTGCATAGCTCTTGACCGTCTTAGCAAAGAGCATATCGAATACGCGCATATACTCCATATAGCTCTGAATCGTATCTGCGCTCTCGCGGTAAGTCGCCAGAGCCTTGCGCACGCTTTCAGAGGTTGCCTTAACAGCGTCATTGTTTAAGTTCTGCAAGAGCGCGTTGGAAGTCCACGGTGTCCAAGCACCATACATTTCCCCATAGGCCAGTCCTGCGGCAAAATCCACAAGGTCTTGGACTTGAGATTTCGTTAATTTTTCGTCCACAACCATCCTCCTTTCTTAAAAATATTTTTACCAGACAAGCTCAATATCATCGAGATCGTCATCGTCAGTTTGTTGTTGTCTGAGCCATTCGTTCTCAATATAATCAAAAATGAGCAAACCCATAGCACAAGTAACCGCACGGTCACGATGTCCGCCTCTCGGGGCTTCAAGTTTGATGTTATCATTTTTGATTTCTGTCTTGAGATTGACCGCCTCAGAAATGAGTAGGTCAGTTTGACCATAAGGCGCAAGAGCTTCGGCAAGTTGCTCTGCACTCATCTTAAAATATTCGCCAGAATCCTCCAGCTCGGTTTGCTTATCGCTCATGCCCACCAATAGCTTCACCGTGCCACGTTCAAGCGCACGTTTCATCGCGCGCCAATACGCCGTGTTCAAAGCCGCAGTACCAAAGATAGGGATAACACAATGCACGCCATCTTTGTCTACCGCTTTAGAGCGATAGTAATCCAGCTTGTCATTCGGTGCAACTTGGTATCTGTACTCATCGGCAATCGTTAATCCACGAGCAGGGATATTCGACCCATACTGACCATCATACGGTTTGCTTAACGAGTTCATAACCGCCTCGCCACCAGAACGGCCATCAGGTACAAGATAGTCTGCTTGATAAAGCCAGTATAGCTCTTTAAGCCTATCAGAGCACCCATCCGCATCGTCTGCGGTCGGCAAAAGCTCAATGTAGTCGATATGCCGCTCAAAGTGGTCTTTCTTCCAGATACCACTAATACAAAACGCAATGCTGTTATCTGATTCATTGCTCGCTGATTTTGTTTCAGTCCAAGCAAAGTCGGAAACTACGAGCCGAACCTCGTTCTCTCGTTTCTTTCGGTTATCAATCTCATTCCCAACAATAAAATCAACAGGTGTTGGTGGCGCAAAGCATTTCTCAAGAATTTGGTTCTTCTTGAGTGATTCAAGACTAAAGAACGCGTCCTCGGTGTTGCCCACAGCCTCATTGAGATAGTTCATACGGAACTCAATGTCCCCGTTGATTCTCTTGGCCCGACGAAAATCGCCCCAAGTTTTCAAGTTATTGGCAATGCTCACAAAGAAATCGGATGCCTCAACATTATATTTTGTTCGTTTGTCTTGATAATAGCCAGCCACACAATCTTTCCATGTTCTGTACCACCACATAAACGAATAAAACGACGATGTAAGGTATACTGCTTTAGACTCCTCGACCCATCGCTTATTCTTAGCGTAGATTGGATTACTCAGATAGACCGCTTGACGAGGGAAAAGCATCCCGTCAAAGATATCATCGATGTCTCCTTTTTTCATCACGGCCACCTCATCATAGATGGTGAACGTGCTTCGGCTACCCTTTGCACTCGGCGTAGGCGCTAAAACCTTGAGCGTTGAGCCATTGAGCGTACATTTGATGATATAGCAATCTGACGGCTTAGTAATCACAAGCCATTCCTGTTCATAATAATACAGCAACAGCGGCGATATCTTCAGAATAAGCTCGGCGATAATTTTATCATCAACGATTTTGTTTGCTTGGTCAGACGTTGTTGCCGTAATGACAACCCACGAGTTCGGATAAAGCAGCATCTTAATGATTGCCGCAAGCGCCGTAATAAACGACTTAGCTGTGCCTCGACTTGCTCGCCAAAAGAATACATCCGACACGCCAATTAAATGAAGTGCATGCCGCTGAAACGGCTTTAACCTAATGCCAAGAGCAACCTCTGCAAAAATATCCCAGTTTCGCCGGAACAACGTCGTCCATTCAATGACGTTCGACTCAACCTCCGGATTGATATGTCCATTGCTGTCAACAGCTCTTGCGAGATTGTTTTGCATGAACCGTCGACGCAACGCTCCAGTCGCAGATTTCATCGCTCGTCCCTCGGAATGTCAGGATAATCACGCGAGCCAGCAATGGCATTGCGCAAGCACCGCATATCTTCTGCGCGGTCTTTCTCATGCCCGCACATATCGACGTACTTCGTGATATCCTCACATTCGGACGGCTTGGTCGTTTCAATCATAGCGATGAGCTTTTCAAACGCAATGCGCGAATCGGACTTATCGGCAGCGCTTGAAAAATCCGAGATTTTGAGCAGCTTCATCAAATCCACAATCTCTTTGGTTGTCTGTCCCTTGTCATCGTCGCCTTTGAATTTTCGTAGCTCAGCCTTGCATAAGTCACGGTAGCGCAACGTCATGCCAACATCCATTTCTGGAATATCGTTGGTATATCCATCGAAATATTCATCAAGACGTTGACAATCCTCATCGTCGTAATCTTTGCCCCATACCTTATCCCATTGCTTGCGTTGAGCGTCCATATCCTTTTGCATAGGTTCTTCATGCGATTGCCCAATGCCAAGGTCGACAAACTCCGACAACTGCATGTCGCCATCAAAGATGCCACGATATTGAACGCCGCCATCCTTGAGCAACGCAAGATAAAGCCCAAACGGTTCAGGTCTGCGCCCCTTGCCATCCAGCCCATCATATTGAGCCTTGAGCAAGTTAAACTTATCTCGTAACAATGGCACACCCATTTCCATGCAGACGCACCAAAGTGCGCCCCACTTTGAATCGAGCGCTTGAGATGCGGCGCGATATTTTTTACCAACACATTCCTTGCAATACGGCAGATATTCATTGGTAGCAATGGGGCTTGGATAGAATTTCGACTTTTCTTTCACCGTAGAGCAACAGGGACAATATCGCTCTTTAGCTCTATTGATTTCCATACTCCATTCATTCCTTTTTCTCAAGATGCAAAAATAGCGAGCCAGTGCGCAACCAACCCGCTATTCTCGCCACAATATTCAGTTGTTGACCGCAGTATCGCCGTTACTACAGGACTTACGGTAGATTTTCGACCACCTCCTTCAAACTTTAGCCTGAATCTTCCAGACAGTTGGTTGCAAGTGAGATGACCTCCTCTCTTTCGAGAAATTTTGCATGAACCGCTTGCACGATTCAAGGAACTCCTTGTACACATGGTACACGAGATAGTTGATGTCTCACCCTATATAGGGCTGACAAGATATATTCAAACCGCTAAAACGGAATGAATCAAAGGTAATAGTTGCGACTCCAAGTCTTTCCTTGGTCGTCTGTATACATTGCCATATATGCGCTGGGTCTTGCCGAAACGCGAATCTTTTTCGCAAATGCGTCGACGCCGACAATCGAGCCAACACGCGTCAGCAGTCTATCACCAACATCGGCATATCCAATCGCTTTAGATTCAGGGCGGTGGAGATGTCCAGCTAAAATTTCGTCGCAGTCGACATTATAAAGATTCCCGAAGTAATCAAGCGTGTCTTTGAGGTCTTTGTCCTCTCCGTGTTGGAACATGATGTTCGTTCCGCGAATGGTCTTGATGGCAACATCTTGGTAATCGTCAACTGTTATGTAGTCAAACCCTGCGAGTCTTAACTTCAAGAACTCAACCACAATCTTGGTCAGATTCTCGCCCTCGAATTGCGGGCGAGAAGTCAGAAGCCTCGCGACGTCATGATTGCCTCCAATTGTGACAACGTTGATTGGACAATCCAGATGCTCAGACACAGCCACCAACCAATTCGCCATGAACTCGCCAAAACGAATCACTGTGTCAACCACAGGCTCACGCAGCTTGGTTAAGCTCGAATCTCTAAGCACATTCTCAAAGCAATCGCCCAGAATCGCCACGGTCAGATCGTCAAACGCAAGATCGTCATCGGCAATCTTGTCAAGCAACGACCACATTCTCGCGCACATGATGTCCCAACTGTAAGTGTTGACAACCTCACCATACATTCCCTTAATTTCGAAGGTTGAGCCAGCGTGAAAATCAGAGATGGCAAGCAATGCTGTGGTCTTAGTGCTTGGGTCAATCGGGTGATACTTGGCGTGTTGTCGCTTGATTGGCTCAAGACGATTAACAGCGGCAATCAGTTGCTCATGGAACATATCGTTGCGAGCCTCTGCGCGTTGAGCGGCATTATATTCAAGGTTCGCCGTCTGCACTTTGAGCTTTTCAGCTTTGATGTCGTCGAGCAGCTTTCTCAGCCCAACTTCATCATCGCCAGTTTCAATTTGCTCATCATCAAGATTCTTGACAAAAATGGCGAACACCTTTGCCGCCCGACGAATATACTCGTCACTGAAGACTCCACGGTAATCCTCGCCAAGCACCTCGGCCACCCATTGCTGATGGTTAATCAGCTTGGCGTCAAGATTCTCCGTCGCCAGTTTCGTTTTCTGTAGGTACGTCATCCTGTTCTCCGTTCTTTCCATTTAACTTCTTAGCAAGCAAAGCCTCAAACGCGCCGCTTTCCTTATGGGTTTTCTGGCTCGCCTCAATCATTTTCTTGAGCGCGTTGTTTTCTTCCTCAAGCTGTTGCATACGCCGCATACGTTCATAATCCCTCTGGCTCAGAATATTGTTCTTGGCGCGTTTTCGTGCTGCAATCGTCACGGCTCTACCATTGATGTCATTGATGAAGTCATCGGCGTTGTGCCAAACAGGAACATAGCGCTCTGGCTGAAGGTAGTGGACTTTACCACCTGTCTTTGGGTCTGTCTGCTCTTGAATGTATTCATCGACATGGCGACAATCAAAATGTCCAAGACCCGGTAAATTGCAATATTGCCCATAGTACAGATTTCGCTTGATGACCTCGCAGAACACACCCCACCATTTCTTTGCCGTATCAACATCTTTGCTATCATTCAATCTCAGAGCCTCAAGGTAAAATTCCTTTTCCTTCGGTCTACCCATTATCATCACCCGTAATTTCTTTCATTGTGGACTCCCGAAGGCGATTTTTGATAAGTTGGTTGATGCGGAAAGTCATACAACGATACTCTCGTGTTTTAGTCGTTTCTTCAACTTGCTTAGTGAACATGTTAAAATATTTCGACCCAGCGGGCGAAACCTTGTCCTTGTAGTCCAATGTGCCAAGATGAGGTAGGGGAACGGCTACTCCAGCGAGCACGCATTCCTCAACCATCTCAGCATAAGCATCAAACACTTTCGTAACGTCTTCGCGCTTAATAAAAGTTCGCCGACTTACCTCTTCCGCCATCTCTGTCGGAGTTAGCTTCGGCGCTCGAATCTTTCTTAGCATATAGTTCCTTTCTCCCTATTGGGTCACAATTTATAGTATTGTCATATTGCACAAACCCTTATATTGCAATGGCTTCAACGGTTTCGCCATGCGAAGTTTTTGGTCTTGGCGATTCCCACGCATCCTTTGCTCTTTGCCGCTCAGCAACATCGTAACACACTGAACCGCAATACTTTTGCAGTTCGTCTCGCGGCTTGAATCGCTTGCCGCAAATAGGACAAATTCTACCCATTCCAACAAGGTTCCTCTCAAGGTTGCGAACAATGTCCCAGCCAAAGCAAGCCCATAGCATTTTCTTATTGCCGGACTTCTTGACTGTGTAAGCATAAGCCACAAGACTATTCACAACATACGACAAATCTTCACCGCTCACCGCCAATATTTCCTCACGCACTCGCCGCGAAATATAATCGTCGCCATCCTTGATGTTATCCAGCTCATCGTTGAATTTTGAGCGATTCCGCAGCCAGTAGTTATAAGCCTTTACGACCTCAGAATCCTCGCGAATGGTATAGTCAACATCTTGGTCGATGAGCATACGCCAATCGAATTTGCCGATGTTTTTGTTGTATTTTACTCTGGCATCTGGTATGCTGTCAGATATGCGGTTCATCGTAGACTCATTGGCTTGCTCAACTTGCGTATCGTCCTTGTCCTTCGCGTAAATAAAAAATTGAGGAACGCTCGACTTAGTATAGCGCTTAATGATTTTGTCAATATGTTTGGGACGCTCAGGTAGCCACAAAGTCTTGGCGTAGTCAATCACGGCGTTATTCTCAAAACATAGCCATTTGACCACATCAAGTTGCTCTTGACCAATCTGACCGCTATTCCAAATCTTCGTGATGTTGTTTGAAATCGGGCCAATATTTCCGCCAGTGTAGGCGTGGATCATACCTTGGTACATCGACTCAGGCGTAAGAATGGCGGGTTGTGCTTTCTTAAGGTCGTAAGCCAACGGTCGAATGTCTGCCATGTTGCGCTTAGCAATCTTAGTGAGAGTGCGGTCTTTAACCACGAGACTCTTGTCGCCATCACAATCGAACATAAGGTAGCGACTGATGAGGTCATGAGTGGATGTGTAGATGCACTTAGTATCTCCAAACCATTTATCAAGCTCAGCCGTGCGCGCATTGGTCTTAACTGCCCATTCCCTATACAGATGCGGAGAGCGAAGACACGCCAACTCATCACCGTCTCTGTATTGGTTGGTGTATACCTCACCATCCGCAAGCAAACCGCGGGGATTCTGTTCGCCTTTGAACAGCCATTCGCAAAATGCGTAGATATCAGGCGACAGGAACAAATACTTCCCGTTTACCCTAAGTCTCCCCCCACGAGCTTGTTTTACAAGACTCTGCTTGGTTTGCTTTAGAATCTCACGGCTATATGCGTCCTTGAACAGCTCAGGGTAAATCTCAAGGGCGGCTTGTACAGCCGACTTATATCGATTGTATGGCGTAGCTCCAAGCAACCGCATAGTGGTTTGATAATCCGAGCCAATAGTTTCAATCTCGTCGGCCGTTCGTTTGGTCAGCCGCTCAATCTCACCATCGGTCATATCACTGAGGGTCTGGAGCATCTGGTAGTTGATACGACTTTTTGGGATATACGCCTCCTCGATGTTGCAAAAGCTCGCCTCACAGCCATACGCCTTGAATCGCGCCTTGTAGCATTCCCAGCTTGCGTAATATTTCCAGAGCTTGAATTGGCTCTTGGTGAAGATATAGCGAATGTCCTCAAGCACCACATTGTGCCGCTGACCGTAGATGTCCGTGACCCACCACTGGTCGGGCGTACATTTCTCACGCAGGAACTTGTCATATGGAAAGTAGACCATCAGTCCCTTAACCCACGGCAGACGAACCATGCGCGTCGGCTTATCAAGCATGATGCCGCAACCGTCCATATGCGGGATTGGCGTATCGGTCAGCTCACGTTTGATATCATACGTCAAGCCATCAATATGGTCAACCTCGCCAGATACCATAGTTTCAAAGTCGTCGACCACAATGCTCTTGTCGATGTCAAAGTCTTCCCAAACATCAGTTGCCGAGTTCATCAAAGCAAGATACGCGAGGAATTTGTTGCAGTTCATACCGTCTTGCCGGTTAATATCCTCGATGGTCAATCCGCACATCAAGCGTTGCTCTACACGACGAAATGCGGCTTCACGGATAAACACGGCTCTCTTCGTGCGAATTTGTCCAGCAGATGCGGTCAGGAAGATATAGTGCTCGCCGCCCCAATCAAACCCTTGCTTGACAAGATTTTCAAAGACCTGAAAGAAAAACACGTTGACTATCAGCAAATCTTTGGTGAGTTGAAATGTCTTGAGATTCAATGCTCGCGTAAGGCTTGACTCAAACAGGTTAATGACGTTGCGATCTTTGAGCGCTTCAGGATTGAGTTGTCGCGTGATGCCGTCAGCCGCTCGCTGGTCAAGAATCGCGCTCAACCGCTCTTTATGCTTGGCAAGGCATCGGTTATATGCCGACACGCGCCATTGACCATCCCAAGCGTTTGTCTTTCCGTCTTTGAGCCGCGTCTTCAATTTTGCTCGCGCTGAGTACATCTTAGCCATGCGCCGATGAATCTCTTGCTCGTCTGGTTGGTAAAATGTGCTGGTATCGCACGAATAGAGATATACTTGATTCGTCAAACTCATCTGTTGCTACATCCTTTTCAAACTGCCATTCAGGATAATCCTCAAGCTCTTCAGGCTCAACATCCAATCTCTGTCGCATGGTCAACTTTTGTTGGTTGTACGACATCTCTCGCCATTTCAAGGTTTCACCTCCTCGTCAATCTTATCTATCTTTACTGGTATTATATCATACCAAATCATACTTGTCAACTAATATATTAAAATTTATCATAAAATATTTTATTATTTATACTTGACAAATCTATTATATTATGCTATAATATCTTATATAGCTAATAAATATATACGGGT